AAAACCTTGGTGGTGCTCTTGGAGTTTCCAAGGGCGGTAAAATTGAGGTTCTTGACAAAGCTAAAATGAATTCAAATTATCTCTTAACCATATTACATGAGTTTGCTCATGAGATATTGCATCAAAGGTATCTCCGTGATAATAATCCAGAATATGCTCAGTTCTATTTTGGTAGACCAGAAGGTAAAGGATTCGTTGAACAACAGGCAGAACTTACAGCGTGGATTGTATGCAAGTTTTACGGATACCCAATAAAAGAAAGTATAAATTATGCTGCCATATGGGGTATGACAGATGTGAAAAAGGCAGTTCATGCATTTGATACGGTTGCTAACGTTGCAACCTATTTGATTAATAATATTAACAAAAAAATTAAGGCAATGAAAAGTGACGAAGTTCCAATGATTGAATCTAGAAATATACTGAATGAAGTTCAACTTACTGGTGCTGATATTGCGAGGATGGTTGGTGCTGAGGATGTATATAACCAGGGATTACAACAGATTGAAAACGAAGAAGAAATGAGGAATGAGGCTATAAACAGTTTCAAGGAAATGGTAAATAAAATCAACGAGTGTGACAAAAAGAGAGTACAGGACATTCTTGATTAAATTAAATTTATAGTGTTATGATTGAACCGAAATTTAATCCAGGTGATTATATAATAAACAGAACGTCTGGAGACATGGCGATAGTGGATAAGGTTACGAAGAAGGGTTATTACCACTTCAAGGCATACTATGGTGCAATGTTCAATGAGTTGAAGGATGTTAAGAACCTTAACTATGATTTACAGATTAATTACCAGAAGTTTTATGACCTGTGTAATGACGATGAGAAGAAAAAACTTGATGAGTTAATAAAAAATAAAGGGAAGTGAGAAGCTTCCCTTTTATGTTAGCATCAAAATATTTTTTATTGCCAACTTGTTTTCAACCTCTTCCAACGTCTCACCGAATCTGAAGAATATTCTACCATCTTCTGGGTATTCCTCATATTCATCAACGTTTTCCCAGGCTAGGGCTATGATTCCATCCGTACAGTCTTGGAATCCGAAACAGCATGAGTTCTGAATTAGGTCTAGCTTGATTTTCATCTTCACTACATGAATCTCACTTATGTATTTATCGTCTGGTAACAGCCCATTGACTAATCCTGCTGGTTTGTACTCAAAGTTCTCACCCCAGAACTCGTCTATGTTGTCTGTAAAGATAAATTCATATCTGTAATACCCATCAGACTCTTCACCTATAAGTTTTATAAAACCAAGTCTAACCTCTTCTTCATCTTCATTATTTAAGTTCAGTGATTGGTCTAATTCTTCCATAATTCAACATGTCTTTAACTTTCTTAGAAGCCTCGAACTTAGTTCCCTTTGACTTCATAAGGTTTTTATACTCCCCAATCTTCTTCAAGAAGTTCTCGCTGTCAGCAAGCTTATCGATTGGAGTCTCCGAAACAATATCAAGTATCTGCTGTTCCTTTTCAGTTACACCATCCTGGAACTCTATATCTTTATGCCTTTTACCACCGTAGGTAGCAATCTCCTGGTTGGCCTTAAGGATGTCTCCAACAGTCTCATTTACAGGCTCTTTCTTGTCTTTCCAAGCCTCTTCAAAGTCTTTCTCTGCCTCTTCCTTGAGTTCTTCCATCAAGTTCATGGTGTTACCGTCCTCTTTGAAAGTAACAGGGTTTGACTTGAACTCTTCTGACTCAAGAACATCCATTATCTTCTTTGCCTCTGGCTTGATGACAATAGCCTCCATCTTTTTCTTGGCTTCCTCAAGCTTCTTCTCATATTCTTTCTGAGCAGTTGCAATGCTTTCCTTGATTTCCTCTCCTACTGAGTTTGCAGAACCACTTCCTCTACCATTACGATACTCCTTAATCTGCTTGGCGATACCGTATGACTTGTCAATAAGTTCCCTGTCAATTTCAGCCTGCTTCTTTCTGTCAATCTTATCAAGCACGCTAGCACCTTCAACATATGCTATAGGCTCTTTCTTTGATATGATTTCCATACCAGTTACTTCTCCGTCCTTGAGGCTCAGAGAAATGTAGTTATTCTTATCCGCATCGACGATAATCTTCACGATTTTGGATTCATCAAAATTAATATTCATAATCTTTTGTTTTATTTAAATTATTTAGCAAGTACCCCTATAGACCCATTCTTTTCTATCCATGTTGTACTGCATGTTATCATATTGTTTTTTCTGTTCTTTCCTTAATGCCTCAAGCTGTTTCTGAGCCTCACGGTATCTCTTTCTGTCCTCAGACCATAGCTTTCTCAAGTTCCAGTAGAGTGAAATTACACCCCACAGTCTTTTAGGATTGAGATAAAATATAAATCTGTTCAACTTGCTCTTGAAGCTCATCTTCTCAGTGCCTTTCGATGGGTCATAACCATAAATTGCCTGCCTCTTGCTGATTTTATCGACGTATTTACAGTTATACTTATTCATCCCATATGTAGCTCTCGATAGAACCTGGAGCATTCTTTTCTCCTGCTTGAGCCTGGACATCGGTTTATGAGTGTCCTGCTTAATATGATTTTTTGTGTCAGTTGCTTCCTTGAACATAGCCTTGAACACCTCATAGTCTCTTGGTAGGTTCTCTATCTCCCAATAGCTGAGCATACCATTGATACCGTTATTATAAATTGTCTTGTCTATTGCCATATTATTTATTCCTTTCTGAAACTATAATATTACTAATTGTCTTATCTTTCTTATTAACAATTTCAAGCATTTTAGTGAAATATGTATCAATGTAAGTTTGATAATATATTGTACAAGGTTTTGTTTGATTAAGCCTATGAACCCTGTCTTCTGCTTGTTGATTATCTCCTGGAACAAATGAGAAGCTATTAAATATAACTACATCACTTGCTGTAAGTGTAAGACCCACTCCAGCAGACTGTATATTTCCTATAAATACTTTAATATCTGGATTATTCTGGAATTCGGTTACTGACTTATCCTTCCTCTTGGCAAGCATCTTTCCATTATGTACGACACAGATGTCCTTGAAGGCTTCCTTGATGGTGTTAAGCTCATCATCGAATGAGCAGAATATTACAACCTTGTGACCAAGCGTTATACACTTCTTTGCAAGGTCAATTGTCTTGTTTGTCATGGCGTTTGCAAGCCATTGTCTCATCATGATACCTTCAACAATCTTTCTGTGCTTCTCAAGGTCTTCTGGGTTTTTCTCACTCTGTGCCCTAGTATATTCATCCCATACCTTTGAATAGCTCTTCCTCTCCTCTGGTGTAAGGTCATAGTTAAGAACCTTTACAGTCTTCTTTTTGAGTTCAAGGTCATTCTTATCTCTCCTAAGATAGTATGACTTGATGACCTCCTGTAGTTCATCAAGGTTAGAAGCACCGTCAGTTACCCATATCTTTTTGCACCTTTTGTCAAGAATCTCATCAAGTTCTTTCTTCTCCTCATCATCAAGGTCAAACCAACTCTTCTTACCTACTTTTTTGCAGTAGATAAGGGTGTGTGCATCACGTTCCTTCTTATTGTAGAAGAACCTACCATCACAGTACCTTTCCACATAGTACCTCCAGTCTTCTGCAACTGGTGCTCCTATTATTTTAAGAAGGTTGTAGAAGTTGATAGGTCTGTTGGTGATAGGAGTGCCAGACAACTCATATATACCCTTAGGATTAGACCTCTTAACAAGGTCTGACATTATCTTGTAGAATCCACTGGTGGTATTCGACAACCTGTGTGCTTCATCAATAATCATGAGGTCGAACTTGGACTGGTAAAGCTGGCTGTTCTCCATTGCGTCTGCAATTACAGCCTTCTTCCTTGATACCCTCTCCTTCTCCTTTGTCACCTTGGTTATGGTATCACCATCTAGTTCCAATGATGTTTGCTTAACAGTTTCCATTGGAATCTCATAGAAGTTCTTAAGTATGTCGTAGTTGATGATAGTAAACCTGTTCTCCTTCCACTTACTACCTTCTACTATAGTTATCTCGTCCTCATCGACGTACTGCATGAGTTCCTTCTTCCATGTAAGCTTCACAGAAGCAGGACAAACTATCAAAACCTTCTGATATTTGTCCTCAAGTGCTGCTACAATGGCTGATGTGGTCTTACCAAAGCCCATAACATCAGCGAGAATAGCTTTCTTTTTGATTGTAAGGAACTTTACAGCATCCTCCTGGTGAGGATAAAGGGTACGACCCGAACGCTCGTTGTAGGGCTTAAAATCAATGTCTTTCTTAGTCCAGTCCTCTGAAGTGAAATCTGTCAGTATTCCTCTCTTGGATGCAAACAGCTCCATAGCCCTCTCCTGGGACTGCCTGTAGATGCAGAAGAAATGATAATATGTCTCAGTCTCTCCAAGAAACCAAGTAATCTTGAGCTTCCTTGGTGAGAAGTCAAGGTCAAGTTCTTCCTTCTTCTTATCACCCCACCAGTCAGCTACCTTTACTATCTTGTTCAAAAGCACAGGCTCTCTGTTGTAGTTGGCAAGGATATACTCAACTTCAATATCGTTCAACGACTTGGAGTTGTATACGAAAACACTATTCTTCAACTTGATGATGTATGGGTTATCACCAGAATAGTCCTTCAATAGTTTATATGCCCTGTCAATATTTTCTAATGATTGCGCCATATGTTATATTTTATACCAGTGTAAAATATAACATATTTTTCGAAAAAAACAAGATTTTTGGGGAGTTTTTTTACTAAATAGGTGGATATTTATATTTATAAAGAAAATTGTGTATGAAACAGATTATAAGATTGACTGAAAGCGACTTACATAGGCTTGTTAAGGAGTCAGTACAACAAATATTGAATGAAGGACTTACACCTGTATTTAAACAGATTGCAAAAAGGCATGGCGGTGTGAAATGGGTAGATAAAAGATATCAGTTTGACAAACTAGAATTCCCTAACTATGGCTGGGATTATTTCTTTGAAGCAAAGACTGGTGATATTCCATATAGACTTCTTCAATTTGCAGACAGGGTTATGGAATTTAACGATGGCAAAACATTATATGCGATAAAGCCACAATATCATAACAATGAACAGATAAAGCAGATGCTTAAGTCTAGTGAAGAACTTGCTGATTTGAGAACAGCTGAAGGTGGATTTAAACCTGGAACTGTTACAAACTATTCACACCGTGATGATTGGGGAGACCCAACAAAAGAGAAGCTGACGGCAGATGGCATGAGGCAATGGCAGCACAAAAAGGGTAGAGGAAAAACACCAGCAGACCCATCAAGAATTAATAAAGAATTTAGAGATGAACACGACATATCACAAACTGGTGACTACGATGAATATGTTAAGAACTTCCTCTGCGATAAATTCAATGGATTATATGTGGACTACCATATAGCAGTACCAACACCAAAAGATGGCAGATGGGGAGAAGAAGCAAGCAAAATAATAGACATATTCAATAAATATGGATACGGATGGGATGAAGGCTTCGGCAATAAAGATATTGAATATGGACTTGATTGGGCTGATGAAAGAACAAAAGATAGATTTAACCCAGATATAAACTATATGGGATTCGAGAAAGGAAAATCAAGAGCATATATGGAATGGGACGACCCAGGAGCTTTCGGCTATAGCGCATCCAATCCTTATGGAACATATAGCTCACATAATATGCCAGAATCACCAAAGATAGGTACTAGCGAATTTATGAAGCAGAACGGACAACAGTAATATTAATGAGTGAATCGAGAGGTTCGCTCATTTTTATTTCTCATTATCTGATATTTATAAGAAATAATAGTGTTCACTGATGAAGACCATAAAGATAAACGAGTCACAGAAGATTAAGTTGTTCGAAGATACTGGATTTTCCGTTGAAACTCTCAAGATAATAGGTGACAGTGCTTTCTACGATGAAAACACTGGAAAGGCTCAGTATCAGTACTGTAGGAAATATCTTGGAGAGCCAATAGGTGTCGGTAGTGGAAGAATTGTTTTTCAACTTAATGAAAACATGGTAATAAAGCTTGTTCGTGAATCTTCATGGGAATGGGGTAGAGAATGTAATAAATATGAGGTTCAAATGTTTCAGAGCATAGATTCTCCCCTATTAACGAGGATATACTATTATGATGACCACAGGTTTACATTCCTTGTAAGTGAACAGGTTCTTCCAGTACGCCCATCAGATTTCGAGAAACTTGTTGGGTTGACATTCTTTGGTACTTATCAGCAACAGTCATCACCAGAGAAGAGTAAGACTTCCAGATATGGTGGAGACCGTGAAATAGGGTTTGATAAATATTTTGACAACATTAAGCCAGCAGGAGAGAAATCAAATAAACCGTCTGTAAGCCAAATTGTTTCATACCTTGAAGATAGACATGTCGAATGGATAGAACAGGACAGGGAGGACTATGAAGCTGTGATAAGAAATAATGCATGGTTAACGGAACTCAAGAAATTAATTAATGCAACAGATAGTGGTATTGGCGACCTGGGTGGAAACATAGCCAATTTCGGTATGGTTAACAGGGATGGAAAACCATTGATTGTTGTGTTGGATAGTGGTTTTAGTTTGTGGTAAAATAAAACGTATAAGATATGGCAGAGATAACATTTACAGGTAGTAAGACCAGGCGTGTCCCAATAAACAGAAACAGCCTATTCTATGATGCAGAGTCATTTGCTGTTGAGAGGGACATCGGAAAAAACTACATTGAACAGGACATGGGACAGGCTGTTGTGCTGTACCAGGTTGATGCACAGGAAACTCAGAGTGATGCTGTGTACGGTGAAACAGACCCAGGTGCGGTGAAGTACAAAGCTCCTGTGGAGATACCTTGTGTGTACAAGATTGAAGCACCAGAGCTGAAGTCCTATGACAAGAGTAAGAATCTTGGAACATATATGAAAGTTGGAAAATTAACTGTTGGTGTTTATGAGGAAACACTTACTGAGTTAGGTGTTGATATAAAAAAAGGAGACTACTTGGGGATACAAGTTGACCCAACAAGAATGACCTTTTTTGTGGTTAATAATGATGGTAGGAACAATACCGATAATGCTCACACATTATGGGGTACGATTCCATTGTATAGGTCGATAACGGCTAGTCCTGTTGATGACAGTGAATTCACTTCTAGCAATTAAGCAAAAAATAGTCGTATGTTATATTGATTTTTTGGTTTTTATGTTATATTTATAATAAAGGATATAACATTATGACTAGAGATTATTTTATTAAAAAGGCAAAAGGATTATACGGAGATTTATATTCATACGATAAAGTTGGTGAAATTACAAACAATAAAGAAACTGTGACAATAACTTGTAAAAAACACGGTGATTTTGATAGAATCATATGTAATTTTCTAAATGGAAGAGGGTGTTCATTATGCAGTAAAGAAAAAAGAACTGAAGAAAATAAACGTAAAATTATTGAAAAATGTAGTATAGTTCATAACAATAGATATGACTATTCAAAAGTTTCATTTACAAAACAAAAAGATAAAGTTTGTATTATCTGTCCAAAACATGGGGAATTTTGGCAATCTATGGATGCGCATTTAAGAGGAGAACAATGTCCAATATGCGCTAGAAATGAACAAATAAAAAAACAAACAAAAACTTTTGAACAATTCATCAATGATGTCATCAAAGTTCATGGGAATAAATATGATTATTCTAAAATTGAATACATTAATGACAGAACTGAAGTATGCATTGTGTGCCCCAAACATGGTGAATTTTGGCAAACACCTAATAGTCACTTACGTGGCCAAGGTTGTCCTAAATGCGCTGGAAATATAAAAAAAACAACTGAAGATTTTATAAAACAAGTGCAGAAAAAGTTTGGTAATATATATGATTTTTCTAAAACAGAATATAATGGGCTGCATAAACCAGTTACTGTAATTTACAATGGTAAAGAAATAACAACAGAAGCTGTGAGATTTTTAGTGTCGAAAAACCCAATAACATTTGAAAGGGTTAGATGCCAAGAAGATTTCATAGAAAAAGCAAAGAAAGTTCATTGTAATAAGTACGACTATTCAAAGGTGGAATACATTAATAATATAACTCCTGTTTGTATAATATGCCCAGAACATGGTGAATTTTGGCAAAAACCTGCAAACCATTTGCAAGGGTCTGGATGTAAAGAGTGTAAAGTATCTTCTCTTGAAGAAAGAATGATGTTAAAATTAAAAGAAAACAACATTCAATTCGAGCATATATATCGCCCAGAATGGCTTAGCTGCGGACTTTCCCATCAAAGTATAGATTTATATTTACCAGAGTATAATGTAGGTATAGAATGTCAAGGTGGGCAACATTTCAAGAATGTACCATTATTCAGAAATAATGTAGAAGTTAATATAGAACGAGACATTAAAAAATATAACAAATGTAATGATAAACTTAAATTACTTTATTTAATTGATAAACACATAAAGAAAAAAAACATTATCAATAATGAAAAATATGGTAATATTTATACTAAAAACAATACTTTCAAACAATTTGACTTAATAATAGAATATATAAAACAGCATAATACGTTATGTATAAACCAAACTACGGAGAACCAAATTTAGGGAAAAACGTACAGATAATAGGAGGTGCTAACTTCGGTTCAGAACCTTATCTTGTTACGATAGGCGACAATACCACAGTATCATTTGACTGTGCGTTTGTTACACACGATGCTGCTACAAGGGTTATAAGAAACCTTCCAGGACAGAATAAGGAAACGGTAATCTATGGTCCTATCACCATTGGTAAGAACTGTTTCATTGGGTGTAGGAGTGTGATACTTCCTAATGTGAAAATAGGTGACAATTGCATCATAGGTGCTGGAAGTATTGTAAACAAGGATATACCAGACAATACAGTTGCTGCTGGAAGCCCTTGCAAACCTATATGTACCCTGGAGGAATATATAAATAAGCATAAGGATGACTTTATGTATATTGTGTCAAAGCCATTTGAGGAAAAAAAGAAGATATTATTGGATAAGTTTAAGAAATGAAACCTGTCAATAAACTATTTATTATTAGTTAATTAATACGTTTTATGGTATACAAGACATACTTAAGTAAATTTGATACAATTATATCTGGCTCTAAGCTTAACACTGGTCTTAATCCTATCGCTGAACTTGTATATGGTAAAGATACCATTGTTTCAAGAGTCCTCATGTACTTCGACCACAACAAGGTTAAGAAGCTCATGGAGGAAGGCGTTATGATTGACATGAAGAAGATGAAGCACACGCTTCACATCACCAACGCTGGCTCACTGGACTTCACACAGCTCCATGACTGTGAGACCAGTTCAATCAATTTTAACAAGAAGATTAGGGCTACTTCTTTCGATATTATATTTTTCCTTGTCCCTAAGCTATGGGACAGGGGTAAGGGCTTTGACTATTCTAAGAATTTCCTCAATGCCGATTTTTACTCAAAGGTTGTAGTAGACCCTAAGAGGCTTTACTCTGAGGACGGGTGTAATTGGTTTCAGTGCAGGAACGGATATCCTTGGAATGACGGGGAGAAGGAAGAGCTTACAGAAGAAGAGAAGGAAAGAATCACAGAAACCTACCTAGAAGCTGTTGGAGTGGACACGGTGGATGAACTTACCGACGAGCAGAAGAAAGAGCTTCAGAAGCTCTTAGAATGCGCCAGAAAGCCATTGTATGCCCCTGGTATATATACCAACGAGAAACTTTCTCTTGAATATGACAAATTTGCCGCTGGAGAGGAGTCAATTGTGATTGGAAGGCAGCACTTTGACGTTGGTAATGAAAACATAAACCTTGATATCACTGAGACATTCAACAAGTTCCTTTATGGGGACTTGGAGAACTATGGGATAGCAATGGCATTTTCACCTCTTCTTGAATCAAGTGACAGTGAATGGGAGAACTATGTCGGATGGCTTACAGACAAAACCAACACGTTCTTCGAACCATTTGTTGAGACAAGATATGAGGATGTGGTAATGGATGATAGGTCTAACTTCGTATTGAGTAAGAAAAATAGGTTGTACCTTTATTGCACGATTGGAGACCATCTTGAGGACTTATCATTGAATCCTACCGTAACTATTAGGAATGGCGATGGCGAAATCATAAGGGATTCAACTGGAAGGGAAATGACGTGGATTATGTCCAAAAGACAGTCTAAAGGTATATACTACATCGATTTAAAGCTCTCTAAGAACGATTTTGAAGCCGATACGATGCTTTATGACACCTGGACTAACATACAGTACCAGGGAACAGTTTTAGACGACGTAGAACTTGATTTCGTGGTTAGGGCTACACCTAATTATTTCAACATAGGAAGCTCACTTGTTTCATCAAATGCGACATTCTCTCCAACGATTGCTGGAATCAAGGAGAAGGAGCAGATTAAGCGTGGTGACATTAGGAAGCTTGTCATAAGTCCAAAACCAAGCTATACTACCAATACAGTACAGCTTCTTGACTCAATAGACATTAGGGTGTACGTGAAGGACGGTACAAGGGAGATTGACGTGATTGAGTGGGATAAGGTCAATAAGGCGTTCGTGGAGAACTTCTACATGATTGATACAAACATACTCATTCCTCAGAAATACTTCGTTGATGTAAGAATTAAGTATGGTATGAACTCAATAATCCACCATGATGTACTTTCATTTGACATCGTGGATGACTTAAATAACAAATATGCATAAAAGGCGGGAAATCAACTCCCACCTTTTTTGTATTGTTTAGAAAGCTCTATTACTTCTTTCATGTCTCTTTGGAACATTGGTATTCCATCTTCTGGTAGATAACTGTCATAGAAAAACAGTATTTTCTCCAATTTCTTTGTTAATGTATTTTTTGCCATATGTTTATGGATAATAGTAAAGATTACCGAAATTAAATTTCTCCAGCCTGTTAGGAGAGTGAACGAATGCCTCCATCATGGATGGTACTTGGTCTAGTTCAAATGTCTCCATACAGTATGCAAGAGCACCAGCGAAATCCATGTTATACATTTCAATCTCCTTCTGTGAGAACTCATCTATACCATAGGAATGTGCCTCGTCAAGGTCTGATATGACCATACCACTGAAAAGTCCATGAAGGTTGTACTTCTCAGCAAACAGGTTGGCATAACACCAGATGCCTATACAGGTTCTCTCCCTTAGGAATTGAACCAGTGATGGGTTAATGATTTTCCTGTAGAACGGATTAACCTCAGTATCATTCTTCTGAGGGGCGAACATACCTCCATCATAACCATGACCAAGCATCATGACGTTTCTATCCTTCAACGCACTTGCGGTGAGAACCTGCCTAATCTTTGAGTTACTGGCGGTCTCGTCTACCACAAGCGAATTAAATGGTGTATGATAGTCATACAAAGTTTCAAGGAACTTCGTTGACGGGTCATTCGGATGTATAACAAGCAATTTATTGTTCATGATTCGATGCGTTATAATTCTTGGTGTGGGGTGATTCAATCTTGAAAGCACCATCTACCTTACGACCAAATGCATTCCATTTGTCACGACAGAAAATCATAAATGGAAGACCAATCACACACATGATGGCAACCACGATAAAATACACAATCTTTTTCATATTATTATTTTTGTTGTTTTCCAATTTGTTCCAGTTCTTCTGCGCATTGTTCCATATCTTTCAATTCTTTTTCTAGATATGTTGCAACGTCATTGCATAAATCAGAGACACGAATACATCCTGTATCAGTGTTTTTATTTTCATTTTCTTTTGCGCACTGTCGTAATGCCCCAATAGCTTGAGATAAATTATTCTTTGTAATTTCCATAATTTTTATTTATTACCTATTAAAAATAAAGTTTTCTATTGTTCGTATCGTATCTGACAACACCATAATATGTTTCGTACTCTCCTAGCATCTTCCTTAATGTCTCTGTCCATTCTCTAAGATTTTGCCAGAGTTGGGCATTAACAATTAATTCTTCCCCAGTAACCAAACATACTATAATTCGGTTATCATTTTCATCCACCTTAAAATGGGATAGACTTTTTTTGCTGAAATATACGTCCATGTCCTGCTTCTTTTGATAATTCACTGATTTTAAACTTCTCACATGGTGTGAATGAATTTGTCTTTGCAATCTTCATCACAATATTACCTTTTTGCTGTTCCGTCAAGTCCATTGCATTAGGAACTGCGTAAGACCCAGCAGTGGCAACACCACTGTCAAGTCTGAAACCATTGCAGAGAACCCCTGCTGCTAAAAATATCTTTTTCATACTTCACTATTTTTTCCTGCTGCAAAGATAAATAAAAAAATCGAGATAACCAAAGATTACCTCGATTTTTTATTTTCTTTTAACAGATTATTATAACATTTTTCAACCCATTCTTTAAATTCGTCAAGTTTAAGGTCATGCTTTGCATAATTGCATTTTGAACAACAAGGAACACAGTTATCTTTTGTATAACCTTTTAATGTGTCAACCCTATCAATACCATTTCTTTTCCAAGGCTCATTTATTTTATTCATATATTTCACATCACCAGGATATACAGAAGGCTCTTCCCCACAATAATAACAGTTTCCGCTTGATATTGCTATAAATTCGTCTAGTGTCAGTTCAAATGTAAGGTTACGTTTTTTTGCACCTATTTGATAGTCTTTATATATTCTTTTTTTAATTCCACGTTGTGTCATGCCATGTTTTTCAATCGAACGCTTTACTATATTTTTCGAGGCAGTACAACTAATACAACCAATTCTTTTCAAAACCTGGTTTTGCCTTGCATAGAATATCCTACCGCAATCACATTTACACTCCCATATATAAATATTTTTTGATTTACCTTGCCATATAACTTCTTTTTTTATTTCTTTAATTAGTATAAAGGAGTCATTAATTCTATCCCCTTCTTTAAATTGTTTAATATGTTTTGGTCCAGTTTTACTCATATATAAAATATATTACTACAAATATAAAAACAAATAAATGTGGGGATTATTGCGCTAATAATCCCCACATTATATATTAGTTTATTGCTTTTACCATTTAAAATTATTCATTTTTTCAATAGTTTGCATCAACATGTTGAGTCCAACAGTCTGCATTGGGTCAGAACCATTTCCATTATTACCATTAACCATAATTTTTGGGACCCATTCTGTTTTAGAATTAGCAAGCTCACGAGCAATACCAATCATAGTTTCCTTTTTCATCTGAAGTAACTGGTCTGGCGTTGCTCCAGCAGCAACCAATGCACGGTTAGCAGCAGCCTTTGCCTCACCCTCGGCACGTACCTTTCGGGCAACCTCCTCAGCCTTAGCAGCCTCAAGCTTCGCAACCTCGAACTCCTGTTGAGCCTTTGTCACAGCCACAGCCTTCTCCTTCTCCTGCTCCCACTTTGCCTTCTCTGCATCAGCCTTACCCTGCTCTGTAATCAGCACGGTCTTCTGGATAGCCTCAAGAGATTTGGTCTTGGCGGTCACAACTGCAAGGTTAGCCTGCTTCTGAGCGTCAATCTGGTCTTGGGTTGCACGGTCATACTTAATGTCGGTGATTGATACGAGATTACATGTAATACCATACTGTTGGAACGGTGACTTCTCCTGTCGCATGTAGTTACCGTTACGGTCAACCAGAATTTCTGCTTTCGCCACAGTTTCAGTATCACCTGTTAGCTCATTAGTAACCTTAATCTTTGTAATCTTCGTCTTGTACACACCCTCGTTCAACTGGTCGGTAATATACTGGATAAGGTCGGTACGAGTCTCAGATACTGACTCAAGCGACGACATCAGCGGACCGCAGGATGTTACTACCTTATACAATGTAGGCTTAATCAATGTGCTAATAAGAGCCTCCTCAGAGCCGAACTCCTGCTGAATCTTAGCCATGTGGTTGAAATCACGAGGCAGTACTACACGGAGTGAACCGATAATGAATCCACGACCTCGGTCATTGAACGTCACGGCTGCGCCTGGGTTGCTACCAGCGGCTACATATCCTTCGTCATTCTTCTCTACACCTGTAAACTCAACCTGGTTGGTCTTGGAGTACTCATATACGTTACCCCACCACTGGAACTGAGCACCACCCTCAGTCCATACCTCGTACTTACCAGTTATAGGATACTGGCACACATAGTTCTTGGACTTGTCACAGTCTTCCATGACACCGCCAACGACGAACAACACTACAAACAGGGCGATGATAGACACAAAACCCCAAAGTACCTTCTTGGGTACATTCACTGCTTTACTTTCGAAATCCTTCATTTTGTTTTAAAGTTTAAAATGTTAATATTGATGTTTATTTCAGTCTCTTCTTGATTTCCTCGATGAACAACGCCTTGTCAGCCTTATTCATGGATGAATTCTCACAAGCCCAATCAAGAGCCTCTGTCTCGTCGAAATGACACATTTCTGTCCAGTCGTACTCCACCAGAAAATCATCTACCTCTTCTTCAATCTCACAGGGTTCGAGAGACGGTTGAATCTTGATACCAAGCTCGTTAATCAACTCCTCAAGGTTTTCTGAGTCGAAATACTCACAGATGTGTTCTGCGCTTCCTTGCTCTTCAGCCAACACAATGTCGTACAGCTTCAGCAGGACGGTTGCTACTTTTTTCTCTTGTTTCTTGTTCATTGTTTAAATCGTTTGAATTACACAAAGAAATAATAAAAGGGGATGAGAACCTTCGGAAAACTTACCTCTTCCTTGGAGAACTTGAGCACCCCAAAGCACTGTAATGTAAGCAGCGTGTAATATATTACCGCTACAATGGCAAATACTATGCCTAATACAATTGCATACCTTAACATACTATCTTAATCTTTTAATTTCAAAACCATCACGCTCTACTGAATCACCAGCTCCCATTCCAGAGAGTGAATGTAAGAATGCGAGGATAGCGTCTTTCCTCTCTCCTGTTACTGTTTCAATTTTCGGTTGTCTCATTTTTTTTAATACTTTAAAAATTATTTGTAGGACAATGCGGACTCGAACCACAGACCCCCACGCTGCTAACCTGGTGCTCTACCAACTGAGCTATCGTCCTTAAGGCATACCTTCATGCGGCTAGCGTTTCCTTCTTCCGCACTCATCTAAGTGGCAGCTCTGTTTCTTTCACGGTGCAAAATTATATAAAAATTCTGAGACTACCAAATATTAGTTCAAATTTTAACACTGTTTAACAACTGACCAGATATTTATAGTAAATGGGATTAACATATGGAATTGGAATACATTACATATATTACATAATAAAGAGCGCAGTAGCCTATGCGAAGGTACTGCGCTCTTTTCTTAAATAACTAATTTATGGGTAAAAAAAAGAATTTGAAAGGTATCGATGAGCTTGAAAATATTTTTTCGTTTTTCTATATATTTATAGTAAAAGTAAAACATTATGCCAAAGAAATTAACAACAAAAGAATTTATTGAAAAGGCTATGAATATTCATGGCAATAAATATGATTATTCTAAGGTAGAATATATAAACAATAGAACTAACATTATTATAATTTGCCCAAAACACGGTGAATTTTTACAAACACCAAACACTCATCTAGATGGATGTGGATGTGGTAAATGTAGTGGCACTAAAAAAAACAACACTAATGAGTTTATCGTACAAGCTAAAAAAGTACACGGAAATAGATACAACTACTCTAAAACAGAATATACAAATAATAAAACCCCAGTATGTATAATTTGTCCTGTTCATGGCGAATTTTGGCAGAAACCAAACGACCATTTAAATGGGCATGGTTGTAACAAATGTGGTGGAACTAAAAAATTAACAACAGAAGAATTTATAAAAAAATCAAAAGAAATTCATGGAGATAAATATGATTATTCAAAAGTAGAATATAAAGGAAGTAAAGAAAAAGTATGTATAATCTGTCCCAAGCACGGGGAATTTTGGATAAGCCCTAATTCACACATATCGCAAAAACAAGGGTGTAAATATTGTAAAAAAAGCAAATTGGAAGATAAAATATCACTAATATTATTCAATAATAAAATTTCATATATTTCGCAATATAGTAATAAACATTGTGGGTGGCTTGGAAAACAAAGTTTAGATTTCTTTTTACCAAAATATAACATTGCTATTGAATGCCAAGGAGAACAACATTACAAACTTGTTAAAATCTGGGGAGGGGAAAATGGTTTAAATAAACGTAAAAGATTAGATGAAATAAAAAAAGAAAAATGTAAAGAACACAATATTAAAATAATTTATGTCGGAGAAGATTCTTATGCCAAAAAATACAATATTTTAAGTTTAACAGATTTTAGTGATTATGTAGTAAATAACTTATCAAATAAAAATTTTTATGGGAAGAAAAAAACACTTACAAAATTTAAGTGAAGTAGAAATGGAGTTCATCGAAGAGAAGATGAAAAAAGACAGTGCTCTTAACTATCTTACGTCAGAAGGCTTATGTACTAAGCTTAAAACACTCAGTTACAAACTAAATGTAAAATGTAAAAACCAAAAGCAAAAAACTTTTTTAAAACACTTACAAGATTTAAATCTTAAATTAAACATATGTGATGCGCCTGCTGGTGTTGGAAAATCTCTTTTAGCTTTAACTGCTGGTTTATCTTTACTAAAGAACGGTGAAATATCAAAAATACTTGTCATTGTGCCAACAGTTGAAGCTTCAGAAGCAACCAAAATTGGTTTATTACCTGGAAGCATAGAAGAAAAAATTAAGCCATTCCAAATGGCTACAATATCAACATTAGAAAAAATATTAAAATTAAGTGGAAATATAAGCTACATAGAAATAGCACAGCAATTAGTTAATAGTGGATTAATTGAATTTGAATTACTTAGTTATGCTAGAGGTAAAACATTTGATGACTCATTCATTATAATTGATGAAGCGGAAAACTTGTCAAAAAGGGAAACACTTCTTCTAATTGGCAGAATGGGTGATGGAAACACTAAAATAGCACTTTTAGGTGATAAAGAACAATGTGACCGTAAAGGAATAAGGGATTTTAATGATAGTGGCTTAATACATGCAAAAAATAAATTATTTGATGTTGAAGGGGTTTCAATCGATGAATTCTCAAATGATGACATTGTTAGAAATACATTTATAACAAAAATTTTTGAAAAATGGTAATTTTTTGGCAATAACATCGCAGTTGGCACAAAATAATTTTAAAATGCAGTCAGAAGTGGCTGCATTTTTTATGATATTCTAACGAAGTCTGAAAGGATTGACTTTATATCATATCCTTCAAGTTTCTTAATGTCTCCTGGTTTATCACCACTTTGCTCCATACCAGCCCAAGGGTGTACATGGTGCATGATTGCACCCTTCATAATCTCAAGAAGCTCTACAAGTTTATCACCCTTCGGTACTTGATGAAGACTTTTAACAGTGTTATCAAAAGTAACCTCGTTGACAAGTGTATTTTTATCATGTATACTTGCCTTTACATCTTCATCATGATTACTCATAATGTTGATATAATCAGCAACGATATTAACAACACTATCACATGCATAATCCTGGTCAGTAGCAAGCCCGTATTTATGTTTGAGCTGTATGTATGCTGGGTCTGTATCATTGAATATAACGTCTCCAAGTGTTGAGTCTGTAGTAGAACCATCATACTTCATACGTATTCCAGCCCTCATTGATACCTCACTTGTGTTTGAATCATCGTCATATCTTGTTATGACATCTTCCTGTCCCCTACCAACAATTGCAATGTCATTTGCCTTAGGGAATGAACCACTTGTGGCATCATTGCTAGATATTCTTCCTATGGGAAGGTTTTTAGAAGCCTGGAGAACTGTTGTTGCGTCCTTTGCTGGGCAATACTCATGGTACTGTGGTTGAGAGATAAGCGGACCTATGTAATACCTCTGACCCTCTGAGAACTCACCCAAGGCATCTGCTATAACAAGCACAGCCTCACCCTTCTTAGGAACACTCTGGAATGTCTTAGGAAGGAGTGGGAAAGCCCAAGGGAGGGTTTCTACTGGTTTACTCTCGTCGTACTTATCCTCATTGAGTTTTACACGTACCCTCAATGCGTCAGCACCATTGGTAGAATTCTTGTCCTCAATCTCGACAACAGTGCCTATTTTTATCAAAACCTTACTCATTGCTTAATACTCCTCTTTTCTTAAGTTCGTTATTAGCCTCTATGTACAGGGCATCAAGTTCTTGAAGCTCTGCTATCAAGCCAAGAATCTTATCCTTCTTGACATTATATTCGTTCTCATAACCCATAATCTTTAGGTTAATCTCAGCATTCGATAACTTTGTGAAATCTACTTTCGTTTTCATATTGAATCAATTAATAAGCACTGCCAAGTCCTATTCCAGGAGTAACATTAGTACCAGCACCAGGTCCGCTTACAATATTCAGTGTTCCTGGCTGTATTCCAACCTGTATAGACATATCCTTCCTTATAGCCCTGTATACCTCATTGACAACAGCGTATGTAAACCCTATTGTCAAGTTAGTACTACCATCTGGCATAGTTCCAGTAGGTATTCCAATTCTATTCAAGTCCTTTGTAATGTTGGAAACTGAGTTAACGACTGAAAGTCCTGGTCTCTTAATCATCGAGCACACAAGGAGTATCCTAGGAACTTGTGGGAAAGGTGTTCTTACATTCTGGAAATAATTCTTTATAGTCTGGCAAATCTGTGATATACCCATAGTATTAACAGTTATTAGTTGAAGGTGATTCTCCCTTCTTATTTGAGCTGACATCAATATCAGCATAATCAACGGTATCAAGCTTGGTCTCAAGGTCTTGATTACCGAATCTGAACCATATAAGAGGACAGTTACGTATAATCTCCTCCATAGCCTCTGCAATGTCCTCAAGTCTCTCTCTAACGATGATTGAGGTGAACATTTCGAATATTGGACGAAGCTCTTCCATGACGAATTTCAGAAGCTCCTGGATTATCAAGTCAACGACTTCCTTCACAATCGATACGATTATGCTCCTCATGGCTATGAGGATATCGTTGAAGGTAATCTTCTCCCATGTTCCACCCATCAGCTGCTGGTTGACCTCAAGAAGCATCATAAGCTTAGGGCTAAGTATGGCATTCATAATTGCCATTATAAGGTTCTCTATGAGGTCAAAGACAAAGCTATACTGTACCTCTATTTTATCCTTGTCATCACTGCCTTCACTGATTATTACACTAGCCTGCGTAATAGCCCTATGAAGTACATCAGCACGCTCATGTAGGTCAGTCTTAGTATCATATTCAGCAAGTATTTCATCAACTGAGTCGAACACGCCAACTTCCTTTGTTATTTTGCCGAACTTTTGCTGTCTTGCTCTCTTCTCCTGGGCTTTCTGCAACAATGCATCGTACTTGCTATTATCAAAGGTGAAATAACAGTCATTTATCTCAGAATCATCACTGTTGATAATCTGTCTTATAATTTCCTTTATTTGTTCAGTACCGTCCTCGTGCTTAGGCGATATGCTCAAATTGATTCCAGCCCTTATGCCACATAATGTATCTATGAGTGTCTTTACCAATACCTTGGCATCAAACAACTTCATACCCATTATATAGTCATAGTTAAATTCGTAGACGGTAAGACCTGGATAGCACTCTATAAGCTGCGGTATCAAATCAGCTGGGGTTGTAGTAACCTTACCACTCTTCTTGTCTATTTTAACAGCACCTCCAGCATACGTATCTGAAGTACTGTCTTGGTCAACTATTGTATACTTTCCGTTAGGGTCGTATTCACCCTGTGCATTGAAGAGCATTCTCTTGAATCTCCAAGGTGGCTCTCCATTACCAATATCTGGAATATGTACAAGCGGCTTTGGAAGTATCGTAAATCTTATTTTGTTGTTTACCAATCCAGTTATAGGAGTATCTGCAACAGCATCCATGAACTGAAGGTTACATATAGCTCTCTCCTTAGAGTAATCCCTTGACTTATTGGCGTTTACAGTACCAGATTTCTTGTCATAGTGCCATCCAAACCCAAGGTTTTTACCCAACTGGTCGGCACGTCTGATATACCAGTTTACACTAGTTCTATCATCTGATACAGGCACAAGTGTATTCCTTACTATATTGTTGTTCTCATCACGCTGTGCATCAATACACATGGAGATAATGTTAGGACTGCTTGTAGGGTATCTAAAAGTATTTCCTGGAAGTATCTTACTACTACCAGCAGGAATCTGAATATTAAGCTCAGAAAGCAACGTACCATTTGCTGGTGTCACATTTGCTTGTATTCCACCATTTCCAAGACCATGTATCTGGTCATTAAAGGTTGAATTATCAACACTAATCTGTGATGAGTGTGGAAAACTACCTTTATGTATTACAAACCAAAGGAATGCATCGAAATCATCAGCTCTTGCAAACTTATATACATCACTAACACCCTCAAGCCCGAAATACTTGTTTTTGCCATCATCTGATAATGGATTGACAGACAACTTATCCATCATATCTATGGATTCGATATTAATGTCAATACCATACATATTCATGGTGTTTGAGTCAGTAACCTGCTTGTGGCGTTTCCTGTATTTGTCTGGTATTCTTGGGTCTATTGAACAGGAAATCATCTTCTTAAGATTGGTAAGAAGGATTGCCTTAACACTTATCTCAAGAGCTGGTACGACGTATATCAGAATCCTTGTCAAGAATTCTTCAAGTCTTTCACGCTTAACGCCAAGACTTTCAAGTATCTGTAAGAGGAAACCGATAGGATTGGTAGCAAAGGTGATTGATATAGAAGGGCTTTCAAGCATTATGGTAAGGATTGTAAGCACCTTGTCTGTCAACGCCTTGGCGGTGTCAATGGTCGCCATCGTCTCTTGCTGTGTGTTCTTTAGACTAGCCATTACTTCTTAGTGAGCTGTATTTTCTTAGTTTGTTCCTGTTCATTTAATGAGTCATCCACAATCTTTCTAATGTCTTCGAAATTGAATGACACGTTCTTCACTGCCTCTCCGTTTTCGAGGGCACTCTTGACATCACCGTTATGGTGTAGAATATCTGTAAGCAGTTTAGCTATATCAAGCTTCTTTGCTATAGCCTTGTCCTTTATACCCATATAGTCGTTGATTGCCTTGGCATATTTTGCCTTGGCCTCCATCGGTTCTTCCTGTAGATTTGTTGCAGTAGACAACTTGTTTATCTCGTTCTGAGACTGTATAATCTGTTCATCAGCGAGTCTGTATGTCTCCCGCAACAGGTCCCTAATATTCTGTATGTCGTTTAATTCTATCTTTAATTTAGGCATTGTTTTTGTTATAAATATTGCTGTTCGGATTATTCATTGATAAGATTCCATTTAACGTCATAGTATTTTTTCTTATACACCCTAATGGCATCCCTTATCTCCTTCGTATTGAGCATGGTGGTCTCCTTAAGGTACAACAAGATGGAACTCTTGTTGAACTTGTTGCTACCCATCTGTGCAAACAATTCCTCCCAGTTTGTCATAAGCTGGATGAGTGCGAGACCTACCTTCTTCTCATTTGCATTGAGTCTAAGCCTCTCAGCATCGTCAAGAATCTTCCTAATGCTTTCAACCGTGTTTCCAGTCAGTTCTGACATGAAGGTTTTCGCAGTGTCATAGTCATTGTAGGAATACCTTATATCATCATTGAAACCACCCTGGGAACTGTCAAACGGATTGTCGTATGACGTGTTTCTTTTCTGGTTCTTCGTAAACTGGTTAATCTTGTAGATGAGATAGTTCTTGCATATTGTACCACAGTATGAATATGCCTTATAATTGGTGGTAGGGTCAAAGCATGAAAGCTTTGTCATGAGGAATGAAATGGTGTCGTCGAAAGTCTCCTGGAACTCTTCGTCTGGTGGGTAAAGGTTATATCTTCTAATAATTGATTCTATCATCTTCGTGAAGGCTGGCTTCAAGATGGTATTAAAAATCTGGTTTCTCTCCCTCTCATTATCACTTGAAATGTAGTCAACTACAGCCTGCTCTTCACGCTCATAGAAGTAGCCTTTTCTTTCCTTGGATGGCTTTCTGCCTCTCTTTTTCTTAACTTTTTCTTCGGTTACACAAATTTCTGGCATGTCTGGTGATATTTATAATTGTAGAGATTTGCTTTCTCCACTTATTTTATATTACTAAATATTCCATCAAAGGCAAATCTGTGTAATTCCAACACACTTTCTTTCACATTTTCTCACATGAAAATCTTCGTGTGCCTTTTTGATGTGTAAAAAAATGGCATTAACCATCATGAATTAATGCCATTGAAACTAACAAAATATAAATGCAACTATTACTAAATCTTATTTCTTAGCTCCTATTTCTGAGTTAGGAGCATATTCTTCGTCACTTCCTGGTATCTCTGGCTTATATTCTTTCTTACGGTCCTCTTTAAAGTACATCTCACGTTTCGCAAGGTCAAACCACCACTGTGACTCCTCCTTGCTGACGGTGTTCTTGTATGTATCTACAAGTGAACCCTTCCTACCAAGTGTGTGGTTATATCCAACCTTAGGTATGACGAATACCTTCTTACTCTTATTCGTTGCACGAAGCAGCCACTCATACCAGAATGTAATCTTGATGGAAGGTTTTAAACCGCCAACCTCATTCCAGTCAGCCTTATTGAATACACTTCCTGTGAGATAGAAGTCGAAGTAATTCTGCAAACAGTCTGCATCAATGAAACCAAGCTCATTTGAAAATGCAGAAGCCCATGCAGCCTCATTACCGAAGCCGATATACTTTCCTGTACCGAACTCTGTGATATCCTCAAGGCACATGAACACACTAACGTCTGGCATGAAGTCAATATATTTCTTTACATTTGCAAGCCAGATTGGTGTATATGTATCATCAATTTCAAGGATTGAAAACCACTTCACGTCCTCGTTGTTATTAAATGCTCTTACACCGTTATTAACAAGGTCAGCGAAGGTGCTACCTTCCTCAGTTGATGGTACTAGGGCAGCTCTGTCAGAGAGTCCCTTTACCTTTGCTGGCGTAGTACCCTTTGGCACTGAAAGACAGATTGGTGTATCCTTTGGGATTGACTCAATTGCCTTATTAACAAGCTCTATATTTTCCTTACCGAACTCATGCATCGGTATAATTATTCCTAGTTCCTTCATATTCTTTCTTAATTTTTTCCTTTAGTTTATCAATGTATTCTGCTTTAATCTCATTAAAGCTTCTTTCATCACCATTGAATTTCCTTATTATCACCTCACAACCCAAAGCACAAGCTTCTGCCTCTGCATCAATCTGAGTTGAACCAATGATGGTAGCAGCATTATTGATTAATCCAACTACATCCAATTCCTTGCAATACTTAATGAACTTTAAGAAGTTAAACAAGTCAAGGTCATTCAGTTTCTCCGCATTTCCTACAGACCCACAGGTTATTCTACGTATCATTGGGAACGCAACTGTGCTAAAAGGCTCACCAAAGTTCTGGTGATTTTCATTCTCAGTAAGGAGATAAACAGCCAACTGTTCCATACCAACGGCACATCTCTCCCTAAGCTCACCGTCAAGGCCTTCGATGAAACCAAATTTCTTCCATCTATCGATGTAGGTTTCAATCATCTTCTGACCCTTCTCTGTTCTCTTGAAATCCTTGTAATTGTGAACTAATATAGACCTATCCAGGTAGATATTTTCACCCAGGTATTTTATGAACTCTGCCATTATTCTTCCTCCTGTTTCTTAACCTGTGTTAACAATTCTTCCATTTCCTTCTTTCTCCTCTCAAGGACTGAAGTAACGTAATCGATAAACTCCTTCTTGGTCTTCTCCCTGTTATAGTTCCCCAGGGTCTTCTTAGCCTCCTCAGCAAGTACTGGTGGCACTTTATCGGTAATCCATGAACGCACAACGCTTGCAAGCTGCTTGTGAAGTGTGTCGTAGTCATTGAACCATACGCAACAGTTTGGAAGTTCTTCACCATCTGCCCAGTCAAGGGATGTGTTAGGAACTTTTACCATAGTGATACTTCCACTCTTCATTGCCTCAAGTGCTGAATACATAACACTGGCTGACTCGTCAACAACGATGGTGATAGCACCCTCACGAAGTGCCGTTGCAAAGTCCTCCTTAGAGAGGTTTCTAAGCTCCTTGAATGAAACCCACTTGAAGTACGGATACTTCCAGTAGAACGGCTTAACGATTCTCTTGATGTCAGACTGGTCTTTTGAAATTACATTGATAACCATCTTCTTAGGTGGAATGGTACTACCGAATATCTTTGAGATATAAGGGTTAACCTTTGTAAGCTTAACGTAAGGGAAAGCCTCAGTAAGCTCAGCAGCCTGGTAGTTTGAGTTGGTGATACCCTCCATGATGCCGAAGTCACCCCACTGTGCTGCGTATGGCATCTGCTCAACAACGTAGTCATAGTTCTGGAGAATAACGACTCTCTTACATGGAAGATTTTTAGTCTGATTCATAACCTGGGAATAAATCTCTGGAATGAACAGCACGTCAGAAGGTGACGTACCAACCTCTCCTTTATTAACATTGTAGTGTGGCAGGTTAGTGTATTCCTCACCAAGCCAAGCACCAACACCTACGAATTCCTCCTCAGTGTGGAGCATGCTAACATCATATCCGTCTTCCTTTGCTATCAATGCAAGGTTGTAAATGTACTCAAGGCTTCCACTTGGTACTCCCTTTGTATCGATTACGAAGAAGAACACCCTGTTTTCCTTCTTGTCTATCTTAGCAATCTCTTTGTTAATGTTCTCGATTACTATCTTGTTCTTATCACTCATCGCTGTCTTGTTTTAATTCTTTTATTAACTCATACGCCTCCATAGTGTTCACGGTAATCTCCTGTCCCAATGAAATTGCAGCCAGGTCGTCTATTGAATCCATGATGTCAATGAACATCTTTATTAAGTCGTATCTGATGGTAAACTGACTCACGTCATCCTTTACTTTTACCTCTTTCACCTCCTTGGTGTTGGGAATCATTTTATCCTCTTTCTTGTCGTAGATGAAGTTTTCTGTTATTTCCACCTCACTTGTTCTCTTGTCAGCGTCCCCGAAGACGAACTCACTGATTTTGTTAATGTCAAATATAAGATTGGTCTCCCCTTTCTTCATAATAAAATTGTTTTAAAAAATTATCATCATCAATTATTTCACTCAGATTATTATAATTTGACATCGCCTTGTCTTTGTTTTTCTCGTTGAACTCCCTGTTGATAAGGACAATGTGCTTACCCTCTGGTATCTCTTCCTCAAACATCTGGTTGTTTGCTGTGATTACCACGTCGCATTCCTCCCAGACCTCTGATATTTTCTTTGGGAAAAATACCTTTCTAACCCTTGCTCCTATCTTACTTAAGAAGAAGAATGTAGACTGAATTGTAAGTGCCTCCTCATTCAAGCTGTAGAACACTATCCTAATGTCCTCCTCCTCTATGTTCGTGATATCAGCAAGCCAGTTTGTAATCTTCACTGCCAGTTTTTTCTCAGCTGTACCAGCGCATCCGAATATTTCATAAGGATAATCTATGTAGATGAAATTGCTCTTTTCTTTCTTGCTCTTGAACTTGCAATACTTCTCAATAACATCTACCCTGTCATCCAATTCGTCCCAGTCCATTGATGGGTCAAATTCTTTCGCATAATATTTCAGAATCTGTTTATTAATATTCCTAACAACATGATTCAGTTCTATTCCTATTGTAATCATATATAAAAAATAACACTTTTTACTTATTATTCAAGGCTTTTTCCAAACATTCTTTACAAATAACCTGTTCTCCGTCTGCTGACAAGATGTCAGCATCATAGACTGACATTTCCTTACCGCATATCGAACAGTACGCCTTCCTCTCACTGTTGACCATTTCAACAGGGGTATCCTTCCTCTCCTTCTTCTCGTACTTCTCAGCCATTTCCTTTGAGTAATACTTTGATTCCAGGTCAAGTGGAAGTCTCATATATCCGTCCCATGAGAATGTTACCAAGAACTCTTGTCCATTGTCTTCAAATTTCTCAAACTTAGGATTCTCTACGAAGCTATAGTTGACAAAATCATTTTCCCCCTTAGCCTTATATGTGGTGAATGACAGAGTTACAAGTGATGAGGTTATCTCATGCCTTGCCGCATCATGCTCATTCCTAATATCCTTCAGCTTCTCCAGCTCATTTATGAACGGCTTAGACTTGGCATTATATGGGTTAGGCTGTTTCTCGAAGTGAAGGGTTGTCTGAATGGTAGCTGGTCTCTCTGTCATCCTGGTGTCGATGAACACATCTATCACAGTGGCAAACTGTTCAAGTTTGAACTTAACGGTAGAATTATACATTGCCTCAAGTCTGTACTTGTCAATTCCATAGTCATTCACACGCTTTAACTCGTCAAGCACTGAAGAACACATGATGCCGTTCTCCTGTGAAAACTTTATCTTACCTATTTCCATCTTCTCTGGTTCATCCTTCTTAACTGCCACGCCATTACCCAGATATTCGTACTTTTCAGCCTCACCAGCGACCTTATAAGTCCTGTACCTTAGTTCCTCTACCTCCTGGGTCACTTCGCCCTTTAGGAGGTGTTTTCCTACCCTCTGGTCTTTAACTTCCTGGGATATGGAAACATCGTTACCGTCTGAAGTACCAGCACCAAGAATTTCGTCACCAGCAGCCTTCATTCCGAATGGCAGTCCATACCAAAGGTTAAGAATATATTTCTTTACTTTATTCATATTCTATTTCTGTCAATAATCTTTTCTTTAATTCATTGGTTATTCTGTCTTTTATTGCAAAATACTGCTGTCTTTCATTGATTGTATTTTGCACATCAGCAGGTATCCTGTTAGATGCATCAAGTACGTTATCTCCAGTTGCAAGGATATAACCATCTGTCATCCTTGAATATTCTCTACAAATGTCAGTTGCCACATTATACATCGCTGTCAACTGCTCAAAGCTCATTTCACTTAATTTCATACATGCAAAAATCGTGCCAAATTATTTTAAAATATCAATTGGAAATCTATCTCCGTATAATCTATTGATAATTTCCCTGTTTTTATACCATGAATCTTTCAGCTTACCTATTGAATTATGTGCAAGTCTTATATTTGTTGTCACACCAATCTTGCACTTGCCAGCGAAGTGGTTAGCAAGACAAAAAGCAATGTCATAGAAGTCAAAACCTTCAAGGTCTCTATTGAAATTCTCTGATATTCTCTCCTTGTGTATGGCCATGAAAAGACCGTCGATTACAACAACATCCTGTAAGTCCTTAGTAAGCAGTGGTGAGAAGGTCGTAAGCCATGTTTTTCCTTCGGCTCTGTGAAGAACCTGTCCGAATTTTTTTTCATAGTTCCACCATGCGCCACCCTCATCGAACTGTGCAGAACCAGCAACACCAATAATACCGTAATCCTGGTGCTCATTAAATTGTCTCAACACTTCAGCACCCCATCCCTTCCTAAGAAACTCTATGTCATCATGTATGAATACGATGACCTTTTCTACTATGTCCTTGGATACAGCCATGTCAGCATATATTCTGGACAGGCTAACGCCCTCTGGGTTGTGAATAAAATAGACATGGGCATCACAACCACAGGTTTCCTTTATGTGTTCAATAAATGGTTTAATTTCTTCGTTTGTTTTCTTGGAACAAAGAACTATTGCAATATTACTTTCCATATAAACGTTTTATATAAAAAATAAAAAAAAATGGTCAAAAACAAAGTTTTGACCACCTTTTTTTACTTATTTACTACAGAAATTGCATTTTGTGAGTTTACTATTAATACAGCTAACGTTCTAAACTGTCTCAGATTCTTTGCCCCAACATAGGACATTGCTGAGCGTAGGTAATCCTTAAAGTTCTCAACCCACCCAGCCATAGTATATTTAATTGTAATGACCTTACTTATACCCTCGCTGGTCTTTGTCTTTGAACCGTTCATTGCAATCTGTCCTTCCCTTGATGCCATGCCGTAGAACACAGCTGATATATCACCTAGGAAATAATCTTCACCCCTATCCTTCTTAAGATACCATGCATTATTCTTAAAGTATATCTTATCATAGTCAACCAATGGTCTTGAATAACCACTGTTACAGTGCTTAGGTGCTGCTGACTCCAGCATACTTGCAAAGGCACTACCCACCATGACGTAATCAGCTCCAAGTGCAAGTGCCTTGATAATGTCTGAATAGTTTCTTATTCCACCGTCAGCAACAATCTTAGGTATTGATTTGTATACTGTGGACTTTTCTTCAAACCAACGTTTAACTGTTTTTTTCCTTTCAGCAACCTTGTCTATAAGTGATGCCATCGGCATGTGTACGCCAGTGTTACTTGTTGAAAGACAACCGAATCCACTTCCAATACCACATCTTATGTAGTCAACTCCAGCAGCGGCATATGAGTAATATGCGTCTGGATTAGCAATGTTACCAGCCATGATTTCAATTCTGTTACCATATTTCTCCTTTGCTATTTTTACTAGCTTTAGTATTCTTTCCATATGACCGTTAGCAACATCTATCAGTACTTTCACTGTATGCTTCTCAAACGTTTTCTTCTCAGATTCGCAAAAGATATCTTCAAATTCATTGAGTGAGAAAGCTGCCCAACTACCATCAAATGCGTATTTTATTCTAACCTCTAAATCTTCAGTTCTTGGTAGTATTGGTATGATACCATTATCCTTGAACCTCCAGAAATTAGCAGGGCTTACAACTGTGTCCATAGGAGCAGTGAACAGAGGGAGCATTCCGTCTGGGTTGAATGGGTCACACTCTGCTCTATGCTCTATGAGACTCTTAGTACCAGGGAGTATTGTCACATCCCTGTAAGTATAATGAACTTCCTTAATCAATGCCATAAGTTTTCTTCTTCCATTTTATATAAAAATCCAGCTCGTATGGTTCTCCGTTGAGCTTTTTTATCCTATCAACGTTATAGTGGAATATTCTTCCGCTATCACTCTTCACTTGTAGAGAACGATATCCATCATAGAATTTTAAGAATTTGAAATCTTCTTCACTATTATTATATGCCAAAAGAGTGAGCTTATCACCTTCCTTAGGTTCATTCTTCAGAAATATGTTTCTGCTTACGAAGCCAGTCCACAATCTTGAAGCCTTATTGTAATTCTGGTTTATTTGAGAACAATTGTAACCGAAAAAATAATATTCTAATTCTGAGAATAGACCGTAGAATCCATTGTGAAATGTGAATTCATTTGCAAAGGTCTTGAAATCCTTAAATACCATATCCCATGTATGCCAGTCTGGTACTTGTATTACCTTACCACGTTCCCTTGCTTTAATGAATGGCATTATGCCTCTAATCTTAGCATATTTAATAAAAACTTCTATTGGTTTCATAATTTAATTTCCTGTTGAACCGAAACCGCCAGAGCCTCTGTCTGTTTCTGAAAGCTCTGCTCTTTCGGAAAGTACTACATCTGGATATGGTAGAACCACCATCTGGGCTACCCTATCCCCTACCTTATATGGTGCGAAATTTAATGGATTAGCGTAAACCCAGTCAGCACTACCCATTGCATTCTGTACGGCATTTGGCCATGTAAACTCTACTACGTTTCCGTTTGTAATTGTAAATGAGTTGTACAATATGCTATTGAAGAATGACCTTGACTTTTCCATTTCAGCCCTAACATCAAGTGATGTTCTGTTCTTATAGCACACCATTATCTCACCCCTGTATATGGCTGAGTCAACAATTCCAACATGATTACACATGTATGCATCGGTCTTCCTATTTGAACTCCTTGGGAATAGGAATATACCATAGTGCTGGTCTGACTCGAATGCCAATCCTGTATGATAGATGTACATATCGTTCTCACGGTCATACTCTACTGAGGTGGCAGTTAAGTCCATTCCTACGTCCCCATCGTGTGCATATGTAGGTATTACAACATCCTTTGATAGTTTCTTGAACTTAACCTCAAGTTTTGTCTGCCCTAACGCCTCCTTAGCAATCGTTAGAAAGTCTTTTCTATCATCAGTAACTATCTCATCCATATCACTTCCTGTTTATCTGGGCGTAAGTCATTTCATTTGCCATTCTAACAATCGTAGCCATAGTGCTTGAATGCCATCTAGCTTGGTCATCGGTGAGGTCTCTATCATTCACTGTCATAACCTCTGCCTCTTCTGGTGTGAACGTAACACCAGCCTGCTGCGCTAGAATAAGTGAGTGAAGACCAGTTCTTATTGAAGGCTGATTGTCAGAATATTTGTAAGTCAATAGTCTTTTCTCAATTTCCCACTGGTTATCATTAGGTACAAGTCTTACAGCCTTTGCAATGTGATGCAGAAGGCAAACCTTTACTAGGGTGTTTTTATCAACCCTCATGTCCTCTGGTAAAAGCTCGTTCAGCTTCACCGCGTAAGGCGTAAGAACCTTCAATACAATCTCTATAAGAGAGCCTGGATAGGCATTACCATACTCATTTGAGTTTGTGAAACTTGCATCTTTCAGTGCTAGCATAAAAGCATCTAGCGAACTCAAATCAACTCCTACTTGCTTTAATTTCTTGTTGTAAAGCTCAAAATTTTTGTTTTTCTGCTCTTGCGTAATCATATTAATACTCTTGATTTTAATAGTTTGACATTTTTACTAAAATTTAGATTTCACAATGCAAAGATATATAAAAAATATTAAAAAAACAAGTTTCTGCTAACATTTTTTAATATATCGATATTTAATATAATTTTATAATATTATATAATATATTAATATATTCTAATATAGTATTATTTAGTATCTAAGTAATATTTATAAAGAAATATATTTTGTATTATGAAGAAAATTGTAAGACTTACAGAATCAGAACTTAAGAATATAGTAGAAACTTCAGTTAAACGTGCTATCCAGGAAGGAGCAGTTAATGAAGGTTTTGGAAAAGATGTTGCTAAGGCAGTAGGTACTGGTGTATTGGGTGCTGGTCTTGGTGTGGCTGGCGTTGGTACTGGATTGTTTGACGACCAAATGGATGCAATTGATAATAATTCAAGAGCTTTCCCAGAGGATAAAGCAGAGTTCGGTGACAGGCTTAAGCCAGCTAATTCAATACCTTCACAGGCTGAGCTTCCAGCAGACACAATCGGTTGGAAGAAGGCTAACCACATGGAATCTCGTATCAGACGTGCTGTAATGGAATCAATCATGAACTTAATGAACGAAGAACAAGCTTAACCAGAGTAAAGAGATATGGATAAGATTAATAAAATAATAAAGGAATCCATAGACAATTTTGTACTCTCAGAAGCTAGACTAGTAGACCCTAATGAGGCTTGGGCTAACTTGTATGGAGGTACTACAAAGCAGAAGAGGATTAAGAAATACGGCCCTGGTGGACCTCCACCAGAAGAGGCAACACCTAGGAAGAGAAAGGTGGTGAAGAGTCTTGATGATGCCGAGACACCTAACCAGATTGGAAGGGTTCTTAGGAACGAATGGGATTGCCAGGCACTTAAAAACATTCTCAGTTTTAACAAGAATGTATGTGGTATGTATGGAAAGAATAATGCTAATGCTTTTTGGAACTTTTTCGAAAGCACACTTACTCCATTCCACACTAAATACAGGGAGGTTAGCAAACTTACCAGTGATATTGAAAACTGGGCTAGACAGGGTGATAGAAGTGGCGTACTGTACAGAATTAAGGACTTACCTAAACCACTTGAGGAACTTGCTGACGTATTCACGGCTTTGTACAATAAATGTCAGACGCTACAGAAGCTTGCAAAGGCAAACGATGTACCGTTACCAGGTGGAATGAAGCCTAGTGTGATTAACGGCTACATGACATCACATGGTCTTAGCAGTCTTGTTATATACAGTGGTAAACCAAGGGATATACACAAGATTACAAGCAAGCTTAGAGATTGTGCTGAGTTAATAAGGTATAAGTGGGGAGACAATCTTGGAAGCGGAACAAATGATGACAGATTACCAGTAGACATGAGTCATAATGAATTAGGAATAACCACAAAGTATAAATAAAAAAAGGGGATAGAAACCAATCTATCTCCTTATTTTTTTATTCTTTATTCACAAGACTCTTGTAGAACTCAACTCTCTGCTTACAAATCATCTCAAGTGAGTATCTGTCCTTCACGAAGTTATATAGGTTGTCCTGGAGCTTCTTAAGCATCTCTCTGTCGTTTGCAAGCTTGTTAATATACTTAGCCCAGTCCTTATGGTTCTTTCGTGGGTCTACAAGCAGTGCTGTGCCGTTCTCGTTAATCTTTCCACCCTTCTCAATCATAGGAATCAAGTTGATGGTATAAGCACCGAAGTTCTGTGCAATGAATGCAGTGTGTGTGAATCCACACTCAATCTCCTTAAGCTCTGACTTAACGCCATTAAATTCGTTCTCCTTCAGTGGAGCAATAAGCACGTCCACGTTAGCGTAGTGCGTGGCATAGTTATTGATGTCCCTAGTCCACATTCTACGATAAGGTTCATTGGTGAATGGGTCATCAACATTTGCAATGTACTTCATAAGGAACTCCTTATGCTCTGGTGATACTGTCTTATAATCATCTGTAAAGATTTTTTCATAATCACACCATACACTCTCCTGTGGAAGAATTGGCCTGGTCGTTTTCTCTCCAGTATCCTGGTTGTAGATGGTTCTGTTACCCCTGGTGTCAAAGCCACAGAGTACAAACTGTACCTTTGACTTATCAACCTGCTTTGCAATACCATTCAACAACTGAAGGTCTTTTAAGTGTGAAGAACCGCAAATGATACCAACTCTCAGCCTACCATCGCCCTCTGTCTTTGGAACAGCGTACTGTGGCTCTTCTGGGTTGATTGCATTAGGGAATACCTTCACATTCGGATTATATTTCTTGATGACCTTGGCAAAGATGTCTGTGGTAGTGGTTACATAGTCAGCTTTCTTAAGGTGTTCTATGATTGGCTCGTGCCACTTCTCCTTCTTTGCGGTAAGTGACATTGGGTGGTCGTCACCAAGCTTGAAGTGGTCATCAATATCTATAATGACTGGAATGCCCAGGAACTTAATCATATCCATAATCTTGCACTGTTTATCTAGCTGTTTATGGATGTGTATCAAGTCATATTGCCTTAGAAATGCCTCAAGGTCTCCGTTAGGCATATTATAGACAATATCCACATCGAATTCATCACTGTAATGTTCTCCGATATAAACGTGTGGGTCTACTGAACGAAACTTTCCGACACCAGTTCTGTCGGAAGGAATCACTAACATTTTGATTTTCTTATCCATTTTTAATATATTAAAAAATTATTTCTTCTGTTTAAAAGATAAAAGGCATATGATAAGAAACAAATATTTATAGTTAATAAAATATATAAAATAATAAAAGGTTCAATCACGTGATTGAACCTTTTTTCTTAACATCATTAATATTAGAAACTTTTCTCATAGAGCACTCATAAATGTCACCATTGTTAGCAAGGAACTTGAATGATTTACCAAGGCTTATTGTATTTACTTCACTACCCTTACCTTCATTAATCATCTTCTTACTGAGTGATGATGTATATTTTCTTACAATTTCCTCTACGATTGTTCTAATCATAGGGTAGTCAATCTGTGATGGATACTGTTGTACTACCTGCTGTGGCTGTTGCACAGTCTCAGTAATAACATGTTGTGGTTTCTGTCTCTCCTGGAGTAAGTCACCGAACATACCATCAAGTACTGAGCTGGTTACTTCCTGCTGTGCGAGAGGTGGTTGTGATTGGAATGACTCCCTAATAATTGAAGGTACGTTTCCTGCTGCTACACTCATTCTTCCAGATGCTATGTTTGCAGCCATATTTTGCCTTGGTGCTTGCATCATATCTCCAGATACCATTTCAACATCAGTGAATGATTCGTTTATCTTATCTTTCTTACCCTCAGCAATCTTGTCAAGTGTACCGTTTGCGTCCATCTGCATCAGTCTGAGGGACTTATTTCTTGCAGCCTTAATCTTTGCTGCTCTTTCTTCCTGGATTGTCATATTAAATGATTATCTATTTTCTTTGTTATTATTATTCATGTTTTGTTCGTAACCTTCCATATCATTTTGGCTGACAGGTCCAGAATTACTGGTTGGAGGGTTAGGTGCTTCAGCTTGTTTTACCTGTTCTTGTCTTTCTCTTTCAGCCTTATCGTAGTCAGCCCACCTTCTATCTCTGTTCATTTCAGTGTTCTGCTTCTCGAAGTCCTGTAGGTTCTTGGCAGTATTCTGGAAGTTATACTGTACCTTCTTTGTCTTTGAAGGTATTGGTTTAAGATTCTGAAGAGATTTAAGACCACCCTTGTTGAGCTGCTTTATAGCACCCTGCTTGTTAAGCTCTGATGACGTAGTATTTTTCAAGTCCTGTGTAGTCTGTTTCTCTCTGTCGAGTGGACTTTGGAACTTCTGCATACCAATCATATTTATAATCTCATCCATATGCGAGTCGCCATCTGGGTTTGCAAGTTCTGGAATGTAAGGTATAGGCATGTTCTTGTATACCCTAACATTACTCATTCTATCAAGATAAAAGAACTTCCACTTGAATGGTCCTTTCTTTGTATGGGTTTTCCATGCGTGAAAGCCTCTCAATGCCAACCTGCCCTTCCTACTTCCAAGACAATAAGGAATTATCCTACGGAATCCTCTTGGGTTTCCGTAGGCTGGTTTTCTCCCTTTATCACCTTTTCCATCGTCATAGTACAGTGATATCATCAGCCTGTTGTCGATGGCATAGTTTATTTTATCCTTATTATCTCTGAAGTCAGCTAGGTTTGAATCTTCGTTAAGCCTCATTGACTCCAGGATGTTGGATAAAGACAGGTCAATGTGATTCATCGGTTAGTTCTATTATCCGCAGTTTGAATTAGGACTACCGAGCTGCTGTCCAACATAGTACTGTCCGTCAGCTACGTTTGCACTTGTATCTACAAGGTTTGCACCATAAGGGTTCTCCTTGTTGTACATTGAGATAGCCAATGCTCTCTCACGTCCGCTGATACCGTTTCTACCCTTGATATCATAGCAACCACCACCGTTTTCAGTGTCGAAGTTGCTGTAGTTAATCATGTTGGTTGGCTTCGTGCAGTCTGGGAGGAAGTGGGTGTGTCCACCGTGTCCTGTTCCCTTACCCTGTGCGTCACCGTCGCTGGTAGCGTCCTTATGTGTTGCACCATACTGATTCTCGATGTTATAGTCACTACGAGTAATCTCCTGGTGTCTCTCCTCCATACCTCTCTTCTCAAGACATGTCTGTCCGTTTGGAATAGTATTTGCCATAATTCTCTATAAATTTTAAATATTTTATTTTAATAATAAATAGTTATCATCTGTTTTTTACACCCTACCGAAACCATGTATAAACATTTCGTTTCCTATGTTAGGTATGTAATTCTGCTTAGCCTGTGAGTTTACCACTTGAGTAAGTGTCTGTCTCTCTGGTTGTATGGTGGTTTCAGCAGGTTCTGTCTTGGTGTTAGCACCAGCAGGTTGAGCATCCTCTGGAACACCAGCTACTTGCGTTTGTTTTTTAGCTTCTTGTTTAGCCTTTTTGTCAGCTTTTTTCTTAGCTTTCTCTTGGGCTTTTAATTCTTTTTCACGCTCCTTCTGCTGGGTATTCATCAATTGTGTTGCAACATCGTCGTCAGCAGTTGAAACCTTAAACTCAGTCTGTATTTCATATTCAGCAAGAACAAGAGGCTTGGAATACTCAAGGTCTTTTCTCCACTCATTCCTCATGAGGTGGGTCTTTCTTGCTTCCATACCAACCTTCTCAAGGCACGTTTGACCTGTAGTACTGCCATTCATTGACTTAACAACAGGTGGTTCTGAAGGACCTGTGAAAATATCCTGCACAACGTTTCCTATCCTATCTAATGTTCTTTCAATTGGACTCTTTGCCATAATCTTTAATTTTTAGAACTTGTTCTTCTGTTATGTAAACTTTCTTTCCTTCACTCATAACCTTTTTAGGCTCAACTGAAGCTGTCAGTTTTATCTTGCCGTTTGGCATTGGAATTTCCTTTGCCTTTGGAATCTCTGGTTTTGAAGCCTTTTGTGCTGTTGGTTTTGGTGGTTCAACTGGTGAAACCTCCTGTTGTCTACTAGCCATCTGTACGACCTTGGTATAGAAGTCCAACGCTTTTTTACCACCCTGTAGTTTAGCCATTGTAGGATTGTCTGGCCATCTCTGCTTTCTTTTTTTAGCAACATCAGCAGTTATGTAGTTTGTTCCAGCTTGTTCTTTATCATTCTTGCTTCCAGGCTTCTTTTTGTTATATGTCTTTGTAGCTGCAAGACTCCTTAAGTTCTTAAGGTTCTGCTTAGGTACACCAGCATTATCCAGTGCATTTAGCAATGTACTGGAATCCTGTTGTAACTTCAATGGTACGTTCATACCTTTGTTACCTACCTTTTTATCGAACTCTAAAATAATAGCCATTATCTTGCGTTTCTAAAAGTACCGTATCTGTCGTTAGGACTAAAATCATTATGTGGGTCTTTTCCAAGTACTCCTGGTGGAATACCCTTTTCTTTACCTTCATCACCTTTATCCATAGTTGAAGTAACCCATGTCTGGTCATGTGTTTGTTCGTCTGGTATAGAAGATGGGTTTTCCTCACCATAGAATTCAATGTCTTCAAACAGCCTCTTATATTGAGATTCGTTTAATTTAATTACCTTCATAATATTTTTCTTTATTTCATTTATACGTGCTTTTATAATGCTTCTTTTAACATTTTCAGAAATCTTAGAAAGTACTTTGCTACCACCTTGGATGAATATTGAAGCCATATCACCTCTTTGATGATATACATCTAATGCCCTATTAATTAATACAAGAACTTTTTCTGGAGGTAAATTTTCATTGTATTCTTTAAATATTTTCACCAATGGTTCAATACCGTAGTCGCTCAAAGCATCACTTCCATCTGGCATCTCTGTCCAATCGTAAAATCCTTTTTCTTCAAGCCATCCACCCCCTTCTTCATAATTTTCCCCAATCGCAATACCATCAATTGATGCAGCAAGTTCAGCAACCAAATCTCCTGGGAAATAACCAGAATGTCCAGCAAGATTCGTGTTTGACGCTAGTATAGCTGTGTTCTTCATAATGATTCCCATCCACTGATAAACATATTTTGAAGGGAAATTAATCAGTTTGCCATATTTTGTGAATTCACGTAATGCTTTTGCATACATATTAGGATTAATTAATATACCCCAATCTTGTTTTCCTTTATTATTAAAGAAGAATTCATGTAAAACATAATATTCATCATAATCTTCAAGATAATCATAAAATTTTGAATATTCATCGTCTGATGATTCATTTATATGAATATTTCTAGATTTGATGTTTTCAAATAGAATGTTATATTGGGATTCGTTTAATTTAATCACCTTCATACTGTCTGGTTTTATTTCCAATAAATATTTATAAGATAGAAATAATGTAGCAAGTGTATGGCAAATTTAAAGGTTAATAACTATCATAACCTAAAACTTAGGATTAACAAGGATGAATATTGGGATTTCTTTGTTAACAAGGATACTTACGGCTCATTCAAGTTGAATGGGTTGTATGATGATTGCCTTATATCTTACATAGACCTCTGTGACCCAGATTGTACCGACATGAAGGAGTGGGTTTACAGCAAGAAGGACTACTATTGGGACAAGGCTGTTGCAAGTGGTTATACATTACACAATATAACATACACAGGTGTTGACAATGGTCTCTTCCAGTTTAGGAAGGACAGGATTACCAATAAGGACTTTGTTGATATATTCCAGAAGAATAAGTTTGACATAGAAGAGAATGATATGCGTCTCAAGCTTCATGCTGTAAGCGGTAATACCCTACAGTATGAATACCCTTATGAGATAGAGGAGTGCCAAGCAAAACTCAATGGCGGCTTCTTCCAGGGCTTTTTTGAGACAGAGTGCGAGAAATACAGGATACTACCATCCAAATTTAAGAGTGGTGATGACATGTATTTCGAGTTTACTCTCAAGAAATGTGATTTTGAACCAGAGTCTACCAAGACACTGAATGATAAGTATCCAGAGAATAAGGGTATATTCTTCTACATTGGTGTAAGGTCTGAGAACAAGTGGATATACCAGTATGACAAGGATGATGTAGATAACCTTGAGGAATGTTACCAGCTTGGTATGGAAGAGTTCGTTGAAGGTGGTGAAATTAACAAGAAGACTTACATCATTGGAGAGTTCACAAGCCCTATGATAGATTTCGATGGATACGACCCGTTTGAGCTTGGTGACTATACCAATTACAACTATTACTCAGACGACCTGTATGCAGATGATTACTGCGACTGGAACGACATGTACGACTACTTGGAGATTGAAACTGAGAAGAAACCTAAGGTGATTGATGAGAATGCACGTCACAGTACGCTTACATGGTGTTGTGGTGAGATTAGTGATGACGACTTCATACTCAAGCCTTGGTTTCGTGGTTGTGGATGTCCTATATCATATAAGAGAGTACCAAAGCCAAGAGAACCGTTCGACCCTAATCCATTGAAGGGTTGTACGGAGTTTGGCGAGGACTACATATTTGACACTGGTGATATTATGTCAGCGGAGGAAGCTATGGACTATGTTGAGGCAGAACTTGACATATCTGACTTCGTTTACTATACAGATAATGGCTTCTCCTTGTTCGAAGCAAACCAGTACTACTTCTACACAGATAACAAATTTATGATTTTTGACCGCACTAAGAACGGTAAGACTATTAAGAATTGGATAGAAGGTACTCAAATCATGTATTATGGAAGGAGAAGCCAGTTTACTGGAAACTTGTTCATCCTCATGAACAGGACAAAAACTGGCTACACGGTGTCAAATATAGACGACCTTAGGAATCAGTCAGCGAACAACTACAATCCTTACAGAGACCTTTATAATAACGCTCTGGCGTTCAGAATAACAGATAAGGGGGAGATAGGATACAGGATGCTCACATTAGACTGTAATAAGGAAGGCAGAGACAAGACTGGAATCATCGAGGGATATTCATTTGAAAACGTCATACCAGACTGTGAGTGGGTTACTGTAATGGCTAGGCTGATGTTCACCCTGGATAAGATGAAGATTATGTTCTATGTCAATGGAAAATTAGTTTACATTACACAGGATTTACCATCACTTGACTTAAAGGCACTTAATGACCTTTATGAGAAACAGGAGGGTATACCTTATAATATATCACTTGGCGGTGGAACACAGGGTCTTGCAGAGACGATACAGCCTAACTACATGCTGAACCCTACAAGGGTTTATCCTCTTGAGAAGAGCTTCGCTGGAAGCTTCATAGGATATATCAGCAACTTTAGGATATACAACTGCTTTATGGAGAAGTTGATAATCGAAAATAATTACAAATATGAGGTAGAAAGACATAAACAAAAGAATGATAATACATTTGATGGAGAACAGTTTCAAGAAGATATTTTTGACTGAGAGTACAAATAGCAGAAGAGCTGACAGACACACACAGGAGGTAATAGCACAACGTCTAGGTGTTCCTGTCAACAACACTGTTGTACAAATGCAGCAGAGGTTTAAAAGGTATTATTTCGGCTATGAGGGTGTTAATGATGACTGGTTTATTGTCCTAGAGCCTAATTTCTATGTCATTGCTGCTGAAATCGGTGCGTTTTCAAACAACACCGTTGGGTTCAACATTAGGAAGATGATTCAGTACATACATACGAAGTGTAAGACCATTGAAGCAAATAATGGAAGACTGGCGATGCTGAACTATGTGTCTGAACTCAAGAATACTCTCGTCGATGGTGAGTCGTTTAGTAACTTTGTTGACAATGAATACACCAGGAAAAATGGTACTACCAACAATGAGTCAACATATAGTAAGGGTAATTACACGGTTATCGGACCTGTGACCTTCGAGGTTGCCCAATATTTCGGTATGTATACCGATAGTCACGATACTGGTGATGTGATTTGTTACACAAGGAGTCTTGACACGTGGAATAATTATACTTGCGATGGTATGAATGCTATGTATATAATGCTCAATGAAAATTGGGATATGGTCGAGAGTATTTATTTCCACTATAACGACAAGAATGCTTATGATGATTATGGTTTGAGTATGATTTTCGTAATCGTTGATGAAAATGGAGACCTTGATACCTGCAACGTGAGGTGGAATCATGATGCAACTTTTAGTAAGGATAAATTTGTCGATTTTGCACTTGATGAATCTGAAATAAGCGAATTGCTTGGAAAACCATTCAGTGAAGTATTTAAGCCGTTGCAAGAAGTTGGATATATGCCAATAGAAAAAGTTGAACAACTTACTGGTGAAGTTATAAGGTAAATAATTACAAATATAAAAATAATAGATTAATATGCCAAGCAAAAGTAAAGCACAGCAGAGGTTCTTCGGTATGGTGGATGCATACAAGAAGGGTGAAATGAAGAATCCAAGCAGCAAGATAAAGAAAGCTGCAAAGGGGATGTCAATGGATGATGTAAAGGATTTTGCGGAAACAAAACACAAGGGACTCCCAGAGAAGGTTGAGGAAAATATTATAAGATTAACAGAACAAGACTTACATCAGATAGTAAAAGAGTCTGTAAATGGAGTATTAAATGAAAGACTATATAATATGCCTGATAATATAGATTATAAAGATATTAAAACGTTAAATAAAATGGCTGAGACAATTAAAGAAATAATGGGGAGAACAGAATATGGCAATAAACAATATCTTTTTGACGCATATAACAGTCTTAAGAGTTTTGTCATAGATGTTGTTGGATTGAATAAAAGATGATTAAACCGCCATCAGTTCAACCTTAATTTCAAGCCACTTACAAACAAATCTAATAGACTTACATATGGGCGAAAAATTGCTGATATTTATTATTAAAATAACGAAATAAATACATATTATAATATGAATAAAAAATTGATTAGATTAACAGAACAAGACCTTCACAGAATTGTGAAGGAGTGCGTGAATAGGATACTGAATGAGAACAGAAGAGATGGAAATCTTGAGTTTGTAACTGGCAAAGATGGTTATACAAACTATGTAATTGACCACGATAAAAAAGAAGTAAGTCCAATGCACGGATATTACCCAAATGGTGGCAAAAATAGAGCAAAAAAACTTGGTTACAAATTTCACGGACAAGATGATTAGGGCAATCAGCAATGGTTGCTCTTTTTTTATTGTACATAGTCATTAAGTCCGAAGAAATCATCAATCACACCCATCTTCAGAGCAGCCCTGTATGCTGTTTGATTCCCCTTGAAGAACTCAGTCTTGGTATCGTACTTCAGTGCCTCCTCTTCTATGTGCTTGTAAGTCCAATACCCCTTCTTGTGTTGCTTCTGTTTAACCATCCAGTCCATATTATCTATATAACCGTATTTATGGGCGGCTAGGAATGCAGTAAGGTTTCCTTTCTGGAACTCCTCCTTTGTTGAATATTTTCTGGCTTCAGTCATCATATTTTCCTTGTTTTTCCAGTATCCTTTAGGGTGTCTCATAATTTTTGTAGGGTTTATACATATTTCTCCATATAAATATGATAAAAAAGGAAAACAAGTTAGAAACTTTCTATATTTATTATTAAAATAATAACAAGATATGAACGGACTTTATTACTACAAATTAGTAAGCCCATACCCAGAGGACGTAACAAAGAACTGTAAGTTGACTATCAATGAGATAGACCACAACTTCTTGACCCTCAAGGACAATGACATTAAGAAGGCAGAGTTTATCAGAGACGAGAAGACTCTTGTACTTACTAGAAACAATGGCGAGAAGCTTATTGTTCCTCTTTATGATGTCACATACAACCTTGAAGTAAACGCTGAGTGTGGTGAGAGTGGAACTACATTGACAATTTCCTATGATTGCGTTGATGGTAAGAAGACGGTATCAATTGCCAACATTCTTACAGCAGACAACCTTATGGACATCATCGGTAGCGATATCCTTACCAAGGTCATTACAGACGGTACGCTTAAGGGCAATGGTACTATGCAGTCTCCACTTGGTATAGCTGGTGTGGAGAAGACAGGTATGTTAGCCCCAGCTTTGAGTGTCTTCGACCTCACTACTGGTGGTACACTTCCAGAAGTAGCTAAGCTTGGAACAAGATACGTTACGAAGGAATATGTGAATGACTACGGATACCTTTACAACGGTGTTGCTCTTGATAAGATTGAGGCTAGGATGAAGGAGCTGTATGTCAGCAGGAACTCAAAGGAAGACGAGAGATTCGCATGGAGAGTGCCTACTAAGGCTGACTGGGATGCTCTTTTGAACTCTATAGAGCCTTGTGACCCAGGTAAGCATTGCCGTGAGCATGGTTCAGCACAGTGCCACATCGAGCTTGGATGCATGGCAGGTAAGTTCCTTAAGTCAGAGTGCGGATGGTGCAATCAGCCAGATTGTGAGTGCAACGTAACGAAGCCTAATACAGGATGCACACTTGAGGATGAGGACTACTTCGTAGAGCCAGGAAATCCAGACTGCAACGGTGACATTGAGGATTTCAACAACGATGTTCCAGACTACAAGCCAGAGTCTCCAGTTGGAGTTGACAAGTATGGTATGACTATACTTCCTGCTGGTACTGCTGTATATCGTCAGAGACAGAACAGAGTGGAGGCGCTTCAGTTCCGTGAGCAAGCATTCTTCTGGACTTCAACTCATGTTCACAATGACCCAACCCAGGACAGATATGTTAAGATATTTGACTGTGAGAAGAAGGGCGTTACACAGGTTGCAGAGTGCCCAAGTCCTTACTATTCAGTAAGACTTGTGAAGGACTATGATGGTAGCAACTACTATGACAGTGAGTATATCGATGGTATCCTTTATAAGACCATCTTGTTCCCAGAGGCGGGACAGGTTTGGCTTGCTTCAAACTACGCTGACAAGAGCTACTTCAAGGAGTATGACCCAGATTGTGCAACAGCACCAGAGGTTGTTGAGGTAAACAACGGTGAGATTGTACAGAAGAGAGTTGAGATGTTCATCAACGAGTGGAACGGATACTACTGGGAGAAGAGAATCATGAAGGAGGGTGACACCATCGTTATTGAGAACCCATGCTTCGACCAGGGTACAGGCACAACCACAGAAGTTTGTGTAATGTACGAGGACAATGTACCAGACTGCATCGAGGTTGAAATTCCAAAGGTTGCACAGAGCAACATTGAGTACAGGGTGTTCACTGAGGACGACAATTGTAACAAGATATTGGTTAACACCGACGACCTTGTTGTAGAGAGAGTAATCCATATTATAGTTCCATTGCTCATCAAGGAGCGCGAGGAGCGTATCAAGTCTGATACAATCCTTAGTGGAATGATTATTACAGAGCGTGAGGAGAGAATCAGTGGCGATACAGTTCTTAGTGGCGCAATAGACGACCTTCGTGCTGACATTGAGGAAGATGATGCAGAGCTTTGGGAGGCTATTGCTAAGGAGGCTTCAGCTAGAACCGAAACTGATGGGCAGCTTTGGGATGCTATCAATCAAGAGTATGAACGTGCAACATCAGCAGAGACCGACCTTTGGGAAGCTATAGGAGGTGTTCAAGTTCAAGAAGAGATTGAGGCTTTAAGCGGCGCAATTGATACAGAACGTGAAGAACGTGCCGCTGCTGATGAGGTACTTAGCGGAGCTATAGAGACTGAAATTGAGAGGGCAACAGCAAGAGAAGATGAAATTGAACAAGAACTATTTGATGAAAAAGATAGGGCAACAGCAAGAGAATATGAGATTAAAGGACAGTTGATAGACCCATCTAACAATCCATACGTTCTAAATGCTTGTTTGGATGGAGAACAGCCAAATATGGTTCTTAAAACAAAAGACAATAACGAGGAACATTTCATTAAGGTTCAGTTTGACGGAAACTTCGGTGAAATCTAATAATATTTGATAACAATATACAATTAAAAATGAATACAATCAATAGATTACAATTTAGACATCACGGAATTGGAAGTGGCTATACTACCGTTGAAGGTGTTTTTGACACTAGAGACGATGCTATAGAGTACATTTTTAGGGAAGTGAAATATGCTGAAGAAGGTCTTGCATCGGTTGATGTTTCTTATGGTTTATCATTGTTCGGAGAACCAACCGTTCTAAGATATAAGAACAAAGATGATGAGACTGACCCACACGTTATTCTCGCAATAGGCTCTGTTACAAATGAAGACGAAGGAAAAAGGCATTCAAAGAACAGATTCTGTATAATTGACACCCATAAGACAGAATCAGATATTGACAACCTTCAAGAACAGATTAATGAACTTGCAAAGCTTGTCAAAGTCATTGCAAAGAGTTCAGATACATTGGACTTGTATGCGGAACAGACTGATAGTGGTACTGTTATAAGTGGTGACGTTAGAGTGGCAGAATACCATGTATTTGACAGAATTGCCGAGGATAATCATATTATTAAGACTGATGACGGACTGTTTATGTTCGTTGACGTTGATTATGACGAGGATACTAGTGTTCTTAACTTTACCGTAAATGATACAACAAAGGCATTCAAGATAACAGGTAATGAGATTGTTAGTGGAATATATAAGCCGCAAGACGAATCATTGCACATACGTACTAGATTCGGTGACGAGATAACTATTAACCTTGAAGAGCTTCTTGCTGAATGGGTTGTAGAAGGTGAGGCAACAAAGTCTCCTATCGTGCTTACAAGGAAAGAGGTTGGATATGATGAGGAAGTAGACCATCATCACGTAGAGCCTTGGCAAGATATATTGTCTGCTGATGTTAGAATCGCTGATGAGCGTGTTAATAATATATTGAAGAAGACAATTGATAATCGCTATCTTTATGTAGATGGCGAAGCTACCAATATTGTTTACTACAGTAGTACTGGTAAGACTAACGTTCAGCAAGCATTGGATGAATTGTCATCCATTAGAATATCAACTGATAGTAATAATATTATCACATCAAAGGCTGATGGCTTCTTTGCTTCTACAAAACTTGAATATATAAGCAGTGAGAATACACTTGTATTCACGACATCAACAAATGATGAGGAAGAAAGAAAGAAAGAAACTAGAATTCAGCTTAATTCATTCAAGTTGTTCGATGACATTTATTATGAGGCAGCAACAGAATCACTTGTAATCCTTTATACAGATGGTAATGGAAAACAGCAGAAGGTTAAGATTCCAATCGGAGAAATGATGGATAGCTGGGAATGGGAACCTCAAAATGAAGGACATAACGTGTTCATAGACAGAGCTAGAATCATTCACGGTGCTGACAAGGTATCTGCTGACGTTAAGATATTAAGAGCAGATGATAACATCCTTGTTGATAATAACCATATGCTCTATGTTAAGGGTACTGCCGATAACATTAAGTATGGAAGAAATTCTAATGTCGCTGATGAAATTGATGCATTGAAGGATGCAGATACTACATTCAATGGAAGAATACGTAATATTGAGAACAATGTAGAAACATTAACAAATGGACTATCTGAAGAGGTAGAACGTGCAAGCAATGAAGAAGCAAGAATTAATGGTAAGATTGATTCTGAGATTGAACGTTCAACTGAAAATGATGCAGAACACGATGCAAAGATTAATGGAATTGAAGATGAAATCAATATACTGCAATCAGAGATAGATACAATTAGTGGTGATTCTGCAAATAGCCTTAAGGATATTATCAATACTGACAAGTCAATTAATATTGATAAGACAGAGTCAACAAAACCTGTTATCAGCGTTAATTTAAGCGAAGAGGTTGAGCATGGTAGAGAGAACATAATCAAACTTAATGCAGATGGCTTGTATGCAGGTGTTAACCTTTCTTACATAGAGGAAGCTAATAAGCTTATCTTCACCACAACCAATGGCGAGAAGGAGATTCAACTTGAGAGTATGTCTTCAATCATCAGTATTGAATACAATCCAAGTAAGGAAGCTATTGTTATTACTTATCTGAATAACGGACATGAGGTTAAGACTGTTGAGATTCCTGTAGGTGACTTGATTAACGAATGGAGAGTTGAAGATGGACATCCACACGCAGTTCAACTTGAAAAGGTAAGAGTTGCTAGCGGAACAACAGAACAAGATATATTGAAGGCTTCAGTAGTTATAAACGATAGTCACGATGACAACATCTTGGTAATGGATGATGGTGCATTGTACGTATCAAGAGCACCTATTGATTCTGTAAGCGGAGCACTTGACACATTGAGAGAGTACTTTGAGGAAAGCCTTGGAGTTGAAGATTCTGCTACATTACATCTTGAAAGAGACAGAGCAAACACACTTAAGGGTGATGTTAAGATTTCAACAGATGAATCAAACTTAATTGTGGTTGACAGAACAAATGATGGTATTATATTCAATGGTGACATTGATTGTGGTACATATTAACGAATAAAAATAATTAACAAATAATAAATTATATAATTTGATTATGGGAAACGTATTAAGAACTATACAATTTAAGAGAAATGGTGTACCTGCTATTAGTGTTGAAGAGGCTAAACAGAGAATACTATCATTGGATTCAACCTTGGCAGATGGTGAGTTCATACTTGGTTCATATATGGACACTAAGAGTGTTAACGGCACTATAGCCAATGTGTTAGGTATCAAGGCGCAAGATAAGATTTTCTTCGTTGATAACCAAACAATATTGAATAAGCTTGGTATTAAGGATGATGGTACTGAAGACCCAAACGCAGCAGAAGGAAGCTTTGTTAAGCAGATTGCTGATATTATTGATAGCATTGACGATGCTGATGGGTTGATTGATGCAATCATTGAAGCCGCTGGACTTAATGCTGATGGTACATATACAGCAGACCCAAATGCAAAATTCATCAGTGGTGCGACATCTTTGAAGGATGCTGATACAAAGCTTTCAGATGAAATTAAGGCTGTTGAGGACTTCATCGGCATGGGTGAGGACGTAAGTGGAAAATCACTTGTTGAGAAGATTGATGAAATCAGTGGAAAATCAATCACAACCGTTGAGAACACTAACACGGTAACTCTTACAAAGGAAGAAGCAATTGATGGGACACAGAAAGTTAAGGCTGATGTCAACGTTAGTGCTGTAGAAGGTAATATAATTATAGTTAAGAATGATGGCATATATACTGAGGTTGACTATAATGCAGCAACAAACGCATTGATTGTAAATGGAGTTGAAAAACCACTTAATGCTGGTTCTATCATTGACTCCATTTCATATGATAAAGAGACTGAGGAACTTGTGATTGTATATCACACATCTTCATCTGCTGAACCAATTGAGGTGAGAGTTCCATTGGCTGAACTTATCGAGGAATATGATTTCGTTGCAAAGGATGATGCACATAATGTTGGTTTCACCATTACAAGAAATGTTAGCGGTAAGACAACAGTACAAGCTGATGTGAACCTTATTGACTGCGGAGAATATTAAGCAAAACTTTAATTAATCTATATATAAAAAGGGGGTAAGATGCGTTGTCTTACCCTCCTTTTTTTCAATATAGTTAATGTATAATTGTTTTTAATTTAAATAAGCATCTAGCCATTCTTCTTCTTTAAAAATTCCATTCTGTGATGTAATACGCTCAATGGTGGTATTGGCTCTCCTAGTTGAGAACCATCTTTGCTTGATTTCAATAAAGTTCTTCTTCTCATAATTTATGTATTTTGTTTTCATTATGTTAGCTGATAACAATTATCACCTAACTAACAAAAGTTGCTGTTTTTGAGAAGAATTTTTTTAATTTTTCTTATATTGTATATTAATCGATAATTTGAAATATTTATATAAAAATGTAATTGTATAAATTATGGGAAAAAAAGTTAGACACTTAGAATTTTATGGCTTTCCAGACCAAAATGTATTTACAAGTGCTATTGGAAGCGTTGATTTAAGTGAAATCAACAAGATAAACAAGGAGCAAGACGAGGAAATCAGTGAACTCAGCGGTGCTACGAAGGGCAAGGCTGACCTTTCCATAGTCAATGAACTCAGTGCAAAGACAGAAGCATTCATTAGTCTACAGAGTGATATAAATACAAACTTCGCAAATGTAATCAGTGGAAATACTGAAAGGATAACAGCACTTGAAGAATATGATGAAGAGGTAACGAATAAAATCAATGAAATCATAACAAGTGTTACATCTATAGACGATGACCTAAATACATTGAGTGGAGAGGTTGAATCGATTAAACAGCAAATTGTAGATGTAAGCGGAGTTACAGAAGACATTGAAGCATTAAGTGGCGCTATAGATACATTGCAAGATTCTTTGGCTAGTAAATTAGATAAGGATGAAGCTGAAGATACATATGCAAAGAAGGAAGATGTATACACAAAGGATGAGATAGATGACATTATATCTATTGAGCAAGAAAGCATATCGAGTATCACAGGCGATATTCAAGTATTAAGTGGTGCTATAGATACATTGCAAGAAGAGATAGACAATATTCCTCAAATTGACCCAGATAAGTTCGCATTGAAGGCAGACCTTCAAGAACTTAGTGGTTCATTCATAACATATACTGCTACCACTGATGGAATAATAGGTAATATAGAGGATAATATATCTTCTATAAGCGGTGATATATCTTCTATTAATACCACAATTAGCAATATAGAAAGCGATATAGAAGATGTTAACACGGAACTTGGCAAGAAGCTTGATAAGAGAACATTCAGCGCATACACTAGTGACGTTGAGGATATGTTCAACCAAATGGACAGGAAAAAAGCCGATAAGACTGATGTTCAAGAGGTTGATAACAAAGTGTCACAGTTAAGAACGTCTTTGAATCAAGAGATTCAAGATAGAATAGATGGTGATGCTGCATTAGCAAATACCATTGATGCTATAGACGCAAAGGCTGAGTCTGCTGTTACAACTGTTGCTGCAATCAGTGGTATGATTGGTAGTATTGATGAAAGACTCGACCAAGAGATTCAAGATAGAATAAATGGTGATAAAACTCTTGTTGGTACTAGTGGCGATTCAATGAATGATGACACCATATGGGGTGCTAAAAAATATGCCGTGTATCAGAAAACAATTGGAGTTCAAGAGGCTAATAATTATACTGATAACAAATTTAATGGTGTAGAGACATATATCAACAACAAGTTAGATAGAATAGATACAGACCTAGCCAAGAAAGCCAATAAAACATATGTTGATGATACTGTAAATGACAAGGTTGGGGGAGTAAGAAGCGACCTTACAAATGCATTAGCATTAGAAACTACAAATAGGGTAGGTACTGATGGTTATTTGCAGAGTCAGATTGATGACCTCAACGATATTATATATAGTGGTTGGAGTGCTGATACTAGACATATATATAATAGGTTAAATGTTATCACAACATATACTGGAGAGACTGTTGATAATTACACCAATACAGGTAACGGTGTTCTTGACGTACTTCATCGTGAGTTCCATGAGCTTGAGGATGAAATAGGCATTGTGACAAACCCTACTCTTGTTAGAACAAACGAGTATGAGGTTGCATTCGGTACATATAATATAAGTAATACTGGAGAAGAACCTTCAGCACAGACTGCATTTAGTATTGGTATTGGAACATCTGACGAAGATAGGAAGAACGCTGTTGAAATTAGAAAGGATGGCACTATGTATCTTTGGATAGAAGGTGAATTCATGAAAGTGAACGACCTTCTTGCAATGCTTGCGCATGAAACATACAATTAAAGATTCCATAATTTTGAAAACTCAAGAAAAAAAGAGGGTAAGATTAAAAAGTCTTATCCTCGATTTTTTTTATTTGACAAATTATTAATAATTGGTTTTGAAAAAATATTTATTAATAAGATTATAATAAAAGAATAACAATAATAAAATATTTTATAAATTATGATTACAAATATTAAATCATTAGGACTCTTACGTAATGGTAAGGTTTATTCAACAAAGCAGCTTGCAGAGCAAGCTCTCGTTCAAGTTGGTACGAATGATGGTGTTGCTAAGTTGGCTCGTTATCTTGACCCAACTTTAGGTGGAGGCCCAGTTATCAGAACATTGGTTGGTTTCTACGCTAACGCTGCTGAAATGGAAGATTCTGGTGGCGGTAAGTCATCTTATACCATCCTTGACATCGATGGAAGCGCATCTGACGTTACTGAGCTTCGTGAGGCGATTGCTACTATAAACGAGAAAATTGGTGACGGTATTGATGGTACTACCCTTACCATTGCAATCGAGGATTTGAATGCTCGTCTTGGTGAAGGGTTCACAGCTAGCAATACTGTGGCAAAGGCTCTTGCTGACCTTGAGGATGCAATGACTGTTAGGGTTGTTAAAGAGCAACAGAGCGGTGATTACGCAGCTGTTTATACAATTTCTCAAGGTAATACTGTGATTGAGCACATCAACATTCCTAAAGACCAGTTCGTAAAGTACGCAGCCGTTGTGAAGGGTACTTGGGATGGCGATACATTTACTCCAGACCCACAGGGAACTGACGAGGCAATTGAGATTCAGTTCCAAGTTGAAGGTCAAGCACCTATATACATCAACGTGAAAGACCTTGTTAATATGTACGTTGGTGACAAGGGTATTGAGATTATAGGTGACAAGGTATCTGTCAAGATTGACGGTAATTCAGAGGCATTCTTAACTGTGTCTGAGAACGGTCTTAAACTTGACGGTGTGCAGAAGGCAATTGATGATGCTATCGAGGCTGCAAGGCTTCATGAGAGCGATGGTATCAAGATTCTTGCAAATAACAAGATTAAGGCTCACGCTGCTTCCATGATTGGTGATGGTATCGTAAACCCAATCTATGTTGATGCAGAGGGAATCAAGCTGAATAAGGAATTGGACATGGGTTACTATGACTACCAGACGGTTGTAAACGAGATTCCAAGTGCTGCTGATGCTAATACAAGTAACGTTGTACTTACTGATGCGAACACAATTGCAACATTGACAAGTGACGTAAAGTATAATTCACTATTTGTGTCAAACGCAAATATTCCTTCATCCGACATCAAGCTTAATGCCAAGAACATTACTGTTGACAATGTAGTAATTAATGGCAATAAGGGTGCTACAAACGGAAAGATTATTTTCAACACCCCTAATATGAGCATTGACAACGTAGAGGTTGAGAGCGGTTCTACTGCATATAATGTATTTGAGGGTTCACAAGCAACCGCTGATACGGCAAACTTTGTGAAGAGCTTTAATGCAAGCAACGTAACGGTTGACAACACAATGCTTACACATAACGTGTGCAACGTGTATACAGTAGCTAACGATGCCGTTATCACAATTAAGGACTCTTATTTCAACCTTAAGGTCGATGCCTCTAATATTTTGAGAATGGCAAACTATGGAAATGCAACTGGTGTTACCATCAACTTTGAGAACGTCACTTGGACGTATGAGAATGCTGAGAAGAGTGACATCAAATGGGCTGGATTAATGATATTCCAACCAGCTAGTAATGACGTGGCACTCAATGGCGATACATCAAAGATTGCCACTTGGACAATCAATGTCAAGGATTGCGTATACAACGGTGTGAAAGTTAATGCAAATAACTTCGGCAAGATTAACCAAGTTGCTTACTTGTATAATGTAGGCAATACTGGTGCTGTGACAGATGCCGCTAATGTAATAACGATGAATTTCGAGTAATCCATGACAATTATAAACATATCTCCACTTTGTAAAAACAAAAATAATAGAGTGGGGATATTTATATAAAAACAAAATTTATTTTATTATGGGAAAATACAGAATGTATGAGCCATATGGCTATGACGAGGAAAACGACTACATGAGCAAGAGATTCCAGATAGAGGATGAGTTGAGGGCAAGCCGTGAGAATGATGTAAAGGAATTTAATAGCATTGATGACCTTTATAATAAACATAATACTGAGGTGTTCGGAAGTGCATACTACGACAATGACTTGGAATCAGTGATATTCAAAAATCTTGATGGAAACGCCATTGCGTCAATTAAGATGACAGACATTTTACCTTCCAAGCTCGTCAAGTCTGCCGAATATGACAAGGACACACAGCACCTTATAATCACATTTGACAATGATGATAAGATTGACATTGACCTTAATGACTTAATTAATAATCTTGAAGCTGGCGATGGTCTTATACTCAACAATGCTAAATTCAATGTTTTAATTGACCCTAGCAGTGAGAAGTTCGTCAGTGGTAGTGGAGAAAACTTTCTTACCGTTTCATCGTCTGGCGTAGCAATAAACCATATTCAAGAGGCAATAGATGTTGAGAAGAACAGAGCACTTGAAGCTGAGAGAGTTGAAAGAGAGGCTAGGATTGCACAAGACAATGTTTTACTTGGTCTTATCAATACTGAGGTGAGCCGTGCAACTGGAGAGGAACAGCGTATTGAGAGAAAGCTTGACAATGAGATTGCTGATAGGAACACTGCAAACAATAGGCATGATTCAGCAATTGCATCATTGGAATCAAGAGTATCTGCTTTGGAATCAAGGGTTTCAACATTACAGAGCAATTACAATAGCCTTGAGGCTAGAGTGAGAACTCTTGAAGGAAGAATATAAATAAATAATAAAATATTTTAAAAAATTATGGCAAATTTAAGAACAATTCAATTTTTGCGTAATGCTAACTTATCCACTTATTCGGATATGGCATCTGCAAAAAAAGGCTTGATTGCTAAAGCCCAACAACTCCAACTTCTTGATGGTAGCCCTATTGCTGGACGTTATACAGTAACGGTTGGAGAAAGCACAGAAGTGCGCACAATACTTGGAGTGGTTTATGTAAATGGTAACACTACAGGAGTTACATTCTTTAACAATGACAAGGAGTTCGAAAACGTACTTGATGGCCTTGATTATGGACCTATTGGCGGTACTGATTCATCAGTATTAACACAAATTCAGCAAGCTGATGGAAAAATTAGTGGCCTTACTGCTAATGTTGGCACATTGAAACTTACTGAATACGCAAAAGGTAGTGATAGTGGTTCTGTTGTTTCTACGGATTCAATTAATCAAGCAATTGCAAAACTTGAGAATCAGATAGACGCAGAAGAAGATGCTAGAGAGGCTGCAATTGAGGCACTTGACTATAATCTAGCTGCTGATGATAATAAGGTTCTTGTAAGCCTTAATCAGACTGACGGCGCAGTAAGCGGCACATCTGTTAATATTAGTGGTATTAAATTAGCTGGATATGCTGAGGCTTCTTCTGTTGCTGATGTGGCTACAGGTGATACTCTAGGTGAAGCTCTTGGTAAATTACAGAAGACCATTCATGAAATGGATAAGGCAGCTTCTGCTGAAAATGGTAAGGTTGTAACAACAGTATCTGAGTCTGATGGCGTTGTATCTGAAACAAAAACCAACGTTAAAGATTTGCAACTTGGTGGATATTCAAAAACCAATGATACTGGTAGCATTGCTTCTGATGACACAATCAACGTTGCATTGAGTAAATTAGAAAATAAAACAGCTTCCATTACTATTAATGACGAAGACGGTTCTATTAATGTAACACCTACTGTAAGTGGAACTGACATTAGTGTTAATATCAAAACTAATGAGCACGTGCTTGCAAAAGATGGTGATGCTGGTGTTTATACTGACATCAAGTTGAGTGGTATAACTCCTTCTTCAACAACGGTTAAAGAAGAGTTTGCACTTATTGGAACTGATGGAAGCCAATTGGGTGCTTCAATTAAGGTTTATAAAGACAGCTCAGTTGTAAGTATTGAATATATTACGGATTCATCAGACATACATTATCAGAATCTTAAATATACTTACATTGACGTAAGCGGTAATACCCAGACTGAATATGTCGATATTTCTTCACTTGTTTTGGAGGCTGAATTTGCTAGTGGCATTACAGTTACAGACCATGTTGCTCATGGTGTTGTAGACCCATCTTCTGAAGCATTCTTGACTGTTGGGGCTAATGGTTTCAAGCTTTCTGGTGTACAAGACGCTATTGACGGAGCAGTTAATGCTCTTGATGCTGTTGAAAGCGGTGCTACAACTCACATTTCTGTAACAGTAGGAGAAGCTGATGGCGTATTGACTGCCGTTACAGTTACTGAGGATGACATTGCATCTGCACAGGCAGTTGCTGAAGAATTTGCAGCATTAAGCGGAAATTCTAGTTCAGTAAGTGGTGACACTTCTATTGAAGGTGCTAAGAGATATGCTGATGCTATTCTTGCCAATTCTGTAGCAGGACTTGATGCTGATGTTAGTGGCAATTCTACCCACGTAACCGTTGGAGTTGAAGAGGTTGATGGTAAGATTACCGCCGTTACAGTTAGCGAAAGCAACATTGCAAATGCTAATGACCTTGAAGCATTGAGTGGAAAAACTGTTACTGCTATTACGTCAAATAATGGTAGTATCGCAGCCTCTATAGATGATGCAGTTGGCAATAAAACATATAACATTGAAACAGATGCTTCAAAGATTAGTGGATTGACCGCAGAGGCTGATATTACAAGTGGTGCTGCAAAGGTAAGTGGTGTGTCTGCAACAGATTCTGTACAAACTGGTATAGAAAATCTATATGCAAGTTTGAAGAGCGAAATTGCTGCAAGAAAATCCGCTATTTCTGGACGAACAATTACAAGTGCTAATGGCGGTATTGCCGTAACAGAAACCCCTAATGAGGATGGCTTTGCAAGCACAATAGAATTGACACTTTCTGCATCTAATGATAGTGGAAGACTTACCATAGAAAACGATGGTTTGAAACTTTCAAACATATATGATTGTGGAACATTTGATTAAATTATCACATAAAATAAATTAGGTGGATATTTTTATAAAATTATCCACTTAATTTTTTAAAATTAATACATTTTCAAATATGGCAAAAAATATAGCTAGACATATTTCTCATTTAAAGAGCAGTGGTACTACAGCACCATCTGCTGCTGATTTGTTATATGGAGAAATAGCTGTTGGATATGGGGCTGGTAATGAGGTTCTTTACATTAAGAATTCAAACGATACCATAATACCATTCATTAATTGTATATCTGCCCTTGCTGAAGCTGAATCATACGCTGATAGTGGGGATGTAGTAAGTGTCACTAGCGATACTAAAATTTTAGTATCATTAAGTGATAAAGCCGCTAGTGGTAGGACTATTACAATAACACACGCTAATGGTATCTCTCAAAATGGGTTTAAGAAACTTTCTTCAGATTCATATGGGCATATCACTGCTGGCACTGACGTTACAATTTCTGATTTAACAGGACTTGGTGCGTTGAGTGGTGTTACAAATGGAACTGGTATTTCTGTTGGGGCAAAAGAAAACGGTAGCCAAAGTATTAGTCTTGCAACAACAGGAACTGCTGGCATATATAGCTCCGTTGTTGTAGATGATTATGGACGTGTTACAAGCGGTAACACAAATGTACCAGATACTAATACTTGGCGTGATGTAAATGTTAACGGAACACAAGTACTAAGTACTGATATTAATACTGGTGCATTGGACTTTACAAGTGGCTCTTCAAACGGTACTATTTCTGTTGAGGGGGTAGATGTTAATGTAACAGGACTTGGTAATGCGGCATTCCTAAACACTGGCACTACAAACAGTACAGTTGCTGTTGGAAATCACACTCACAGTGAATATGCAAGTAATAGTCATGAACAAGCATCAAACACAATTTCAGCAATGACTGGTTATTCAAGTGGGGGCACTGTTAGTCCAATACAAACTAGTGACACATTGAACCAAGCAATTGGAAAGCTAGAAAGTAGGTTTGACGGAATACGACTTATGAAGATTTCTCAAACAGATTATACAAATCTTCAGTCAAAAGATGAAAATACATTATACATAATAACAGATTAATAATTCATTGTTATGGCTAATAGCAAATTCTATATTGGAGATTTAAATGTTAAGAGTCTAAAACTAGGCAACAATGATGTAAAATTGTACCTTGGCTACACATTATTATATGC